TAGATGCTTCAATACCTCCAGCCCTCATTATTGAAGATTGTCTTGGATATACTGATATTTGTATCTTTTTGTCCGCAATGGGTTTGCGTCCGGATCCTTTTCTTTTTCCACCTTGTTTTGATTTCATCCCACAATATAGATAATATCTTTACTAAATCAAAATTTATTTTATACCTTTATTTAAAATATTTTTCTATGTGGTCAGCAATTAAAGGCTATCAAACAGTAGACCCAATTTCAGGACAGCCCGTATTCTTAATTGAATATGATAAAACTGAATTTAAGCCAATCCCAGGCCACAGGCAATATGTTATCAACTGTGATGGCTCTATCGTTAAGCGAATTATGAGCGAAAAACTATTGCGTAAATCAGAATTGAAGCAATCTTTCCACAAGGATAAAGGCAAAGAGTATCCGCATGGGTATTGGTATGTTACGCTTTTGACCAAAGATGGAATTAATAGTCATCACGAAGTCATTGACCTTTCAGATAAGCTAACCCTTATTTCTATTCATCGACTTGTTGCAAAAACATGGTGCATCAATCCGGATCCAATTAATAATATCTGGGTCAACCATGAAGATGGCAATAAAATAAATAATCATTTCTCTAACCTTAAATGGGGAAGTATCTCATACAATATTCAGCATGCGCATGATACAGGCTTATCTAAAGTGCCTTCCGGATCCGATCATTGGAATTATGGCAAAACCTTAAGCAAAGAAACTAAATCACTGCAATCTATTGCCAAGCTTGGCGCCAAGCATCCTAAATTTAAAGGCTGGTATGTCGTTAATGGAGTTGAATATGAAAGTTCTTATCTCGCTGCCAAAGCTATTGGCACATATCCTAAATGGGTTTGGGTCCATTGCATCCAACAACCACTGCAAGCAAATTATTTCAAATATATTGATGGATCGAATAATCTAAGGTGATAATGCTGTATCAGCCGGCAATCCTTGTTTGTATTATTTGGTTTGCCTCATCGTAAGCAGCTCGTAAATCTCGTTCTATTTCAATCAATAACCTTTTACCTGGTACTGTTACACTCCAATTACTGCGCCTAAAATTTGGATTATTTACAATATATCCATCTCTTTGGAGCCTATGCAGAGCCCTTGTAATTCCTTCATCATGTGTAAAATATCCACTATTAATTAAAATATTTTTAATTCTCCTGTATGAACATGGGGTTTTTTCCTTCTGCAATTTTTGTATTACCACAAGATCAAATTCTCCAAAATATTTATCTTTCTTATCCTTTATTCTATTAAAAATCGCTAAAGAATAAAGCATATTTTCAATATGTGATAATCCATTTGCTTGCGTGTCTTGCATAGCTGGGAAGGTATAATCAGTCTTTCAGACTTGTTTGTGTAGTATTTCTGTATTTTCTTATAATTTATGTCTGTATAACAACATAATAACCATTATAATGTTATTTACATTTATTATAAGAATTATATTTATTTAAGTATCAATTAATTATAAAAATTTTGCGTGGAACGTTTTTAATTTGACATTTTGTCTTGGTTTTATCCTTTGCTTTTTCACTTTCCTGCCTGGCTGCCTGCAAAATCCATAATCCACCCAACGCATTGAAATTGAAATATTTGCACCCACCCGGTCGATAAAAATCCATTTCCCATTTCCAACTGCCACCCCTGTCAAGTAGGTATCATCCCATAAATGAAGGTGCACAATATAAAATTATTAAACTCCGATGATATTGCAAAATATTTTATTTAGTAGGATAGCCGGTTCAATATCCGAGCATTAAGACATCAAAAAGTATAATAAAATAATTAAAAACAACAAAAAATCATGCGACAAAAAGATAATGAACGGGGAGAAATACATCATAAAAGTCGTCAAATCATAAAAAATATCACTATTATCGTGAGACAAAAAGACAAAATCCAAAAAAGTTTTGTCTCATTTTTTGTCGCGTATGGTTAATTGATTATAAGACACTTATATACAAAAAGACAAAAAGACAAAATATTTTCTATTAAACTATACGCAGGAGATAATAATAGTAATAGTAGTAATAGTAGTATACACTTTATGTAATTAATTATTTTTTTTTATTTATATATATGTATTATAGCGTTTTTTTTTGTCTTTTTGTCTCAAACGCTATAGTAAAATGGTAATCAATGTATTATACGCGACAAAAAAAAGACAAACTCCGACAAAATATTCGATTTGAGACAAAAAATGGCCATTTTCAGCCCATATACCTAAAAATATAGTTATTTCGGTTTGATATAAAACCACAAAAATTAGAATGTATATTGATAAATAAAGCAATACAATTCTTATAACAGGGGAGTATTATTTGGATATTTAGTGTCGAGGATGGTGCCGGATGTATTGGACCGTATTGGTAAAATTCAAAAAGGAGATATCTCAATAAATTCCCGGCCACGTTCTTCGAGAGCAAATGTGTTTCTTCCTTTTGCGTCCTTATCAAAAATGAACCCATGGTGTGTTGCCCATTCGGACAGGGCTTTATTGATCCGGAAGGAAGTGAGCCTGAATTGATGGTTTATGCCGTTTTCGTTGCAGAATTTTTCGTAGAGGACTTTAAAAGTATCATTGGAGATAAAGTTATTTTTCCAGTTATGCCAGTTTTCCTGTATAAATTCCCTCGTTGCCTGCATGTGGGACTGATCGAATTGTTTGGTCCAGCCGCCGTCTGTCAGGACTTTATCTGGTAATTTACCTTTAACGACCAGGTAGGATTGTATAGATTTAATGCAAATATTATCATATGCAAGCCATTCATACTGGTTCCAGTCTGATGGGAACATAGCGCCGAAGTGCTCGTTGACGCCTCCGCAGCGGGTGAAAAAATCAGTGAACTCGATTGGTCGGATCCTTCGGCGGATGCCGCCATCTGAAACTTCGTAAGAGAAGTTGGTGGATATTATGAACTTAGGCATTTTTTGAACAGGGACAGTTTGCTGATTTTGGAATAGTTTTTTAAGCATCCCGGATCCGGATGATAGTTCCTTAAGAAAGACAAAATCGAATTTTTTAGGGACATCGGATATCGACAATATCCGTTCGTAATTCCAGGATTGGAGGAATTTTTCATCAAACTGGACCTGTGTGCCAGGGATATTTTTAAAGGTAGTGCTGTGACCAAGTAGGGAGGCGAATATGTTTTTCCCTGATCCGCCGCCTTGTTTTGGGTCTTCACATTGCTCTGTAAGGACGATAATATACCCCATGTCTTCATCTTTATATTCATGGATCAGATACCCAATACATTGAAATACATAGATATTATGACCAACACAGAGGTCAAGGAATTTATAATACATGGAGTCTTCAATTTCTTCCTGCGTTATAGTTTGGTAATCCCTTGGTGCAATCTGATGCTCGAAAATAAGCTGGCCAAGTGGTATTGGGTAAGGCTCAATCGATGGTGGTTGAAGTGATTTGATAGTGGCCCATCCGTTTTGGAAGAACTTATATGATATGTATTTAGTTGATTTTAAAAGCCTTGACTCATCGAGCTCTGGTAGTCTTGATATAGTGTAATCACCGCATGTTTGAACGAATGCTTCAAACGAGTTGGCTATTGCTTCATATAAAAACAAATCTTCTTCCTGTATATAACTCTTCAAGGTATCCCATAAATACCTGGGAGTTCGCTGGATGACTTTAAATCCATCAATCTGATAAAGTTCCTGATTGTAGGTTACGAACTGGTAATGAGCAGCGCAATGGTATATGCCTTCACGGGAGATACTGATTTTTTTCTTATGCTCTCTCCAAAATACCCCAGCCGGGTATCGTTCATCGATGGATGCGCTGGCGATAATATAGGCATCTTGGGCCTCTGCACTGGCATTTTTTGGCAACGGGGTTCCATACATAGCGGCTTTTTCAACCAACCTAACCTCTACTTCCGCTTTTATTTTACCATATCCCTGTTCAACGAGATACCAAAAAGTTTTCTTTTTATCGCCGGCGAACTTAAGAATTGATAGTACGGATGCCGGTAAATACCCGCTATCAGGTTCAAATTCAGTGGATGAAGTGAAAATATAAAATACTCTTTTCAGTTTATTATAAGATGCAGATACCCCAACTTCTTTTCCCGGGCGGGTGAAATACATGAAATTATTCGACTCATTAAGAAATTTCCACCCCCCATAGTCTACTAAAACCGTCGGCGCTTGGTCTGAATTATTGAAATGGTCCCATGGGTTCTCTGAATAATACTGGTTATCTGATTTAGAAGGAACGAATGGTTTCTGTATTTTAATTACCTCGTTATATGAACGGCAAATGGTAATTAAACTATCACGCTCGGCTTTGGTTATTAACGGGATAGGGTTATTAAAATGAATGGAATACCCAAGTGATGGCGGCGCTACCACATACCCCCCCTCCCCCCTTGTTTCAATTCCTGCACGTTTCTGTCCTTCTTTGGTGGCAAGTTTGAGGTTACCTTCCGGGCCGCTGTCCGATATCCGGTAAAGAATATGAAAACCACCAGACGGGGTCTTGTGGATTCGTAGGGAATTAAACAGATCCGGATAAATTGCATTCAAGTCAGAGAATAATCTCCCGTCAATTCCACTCCAGTGCTTTACATCAATATCAATAACCTCAAGATTACCAGACACTTTGCCGCAGATGATGGCTACCGCATTGGTTTTGGCTTTTTCAATATCTTTCCAAAGCTGGTCTTTGGTTATTATTTCAGACTGATATTTTTTCCACCCGAAGTATGGCTCTTTTTTTAAATGATTCCGGCCCGATATTTCCTCATCTTTATCCCTTACCGGGATCAGGGATATGCCATCGGATAATAAGGTTTCCACCTCGCTCCAGACTTCGGATAGAGAATCCATAAAATGTTGGGGTTGTGAGTATTAAATAGAATAAAAACCCGGCATCAGGTAGTAGAGTACCGTCAGCCAGGCTTTTGTAAGTAAGAGAAATTCATTCGGAACCTCTACGTTCTGGATGAACTATTTATAGGGTAAGGTACAGATTGAATCGTATATTTCAAAAAATTCGTCAATAGACTTTGTCACACAATATTTGCCGTTATCTGATCGAATAGAGTTAAAAATTCTTCGGGCGTGTGGACAAATTCATAAATACCGCCAGCTCTGCGTTCCTTAGCCTGCTCTGCAAGTTGTCCATCAGATGGTTTGTCCAAGCCGACCTTGACCTCCCACTGGCAACTTCGTCCTTTGATTGTTGAAGAAACATCTGCCGAATACCTGTTCCCCGCTTTAATCCAGAATTTATCACGAAATTTAGCCCCAGATTCCCCTGTCGTTACCTTATCTATAAGTCTCCCTTGAACGTTAATTCGCTTGGCTCTGTACCCAGACCAGTTTATAAAATTTATAATAAACATCTGAAGCCCATTGCTTTTAGCTACTTTTGGATATACTACCGGAGGATAATGCCCATCTTTGTAGGCAATAGGGTACTCCCGCTTAAAATACTCAAGGTGAGCTTTGGAATATCGCTCTTTCCAGGTCAAAACGGAAGATCGTTAATAGGTTCAGGTGTAACAGGTTGCGAGATTGTTGTGCCACCAACAGATTCAACAGCCGAGTAGTCAATATCAGACTGTACAGGTGCCGTTGCTTCTATTTCTCTGGCATTGCCGATATACGGGCGTCCGTCCTGCTGTGAGAGATCCTTTTTTGGGTTTAGCTGAATAGAAATAATATTTCCATACTGATCTTTGGTTTCATTAAGCCAGATATTCAGCGAAGCATATACCTTCCCATTATTTGCCTTGGTGAAAGATGAGTGCTGTTTGCGGGCGTTTTCTAAAATATCCGTTATGCAGAGTGAACCTACATATAATTTATTTGGCATACGTTATAAATTGAATGTTACTGAAATATTATTAATTGAATAGTAAAGAAATATTATTAATTGAATAGTAAAGAAATATTATTCTGAAGATTTGTTATTTGGTTTTTAATACTTGGGTCACTATCCATAAGATCCAGAATTGCATGTTTTGAATGAATAATACTGGTATGGTCCATGCCCATAAATATTTTACCTATCTGTGAAAGGGACAAGTTAGTGAATTTATACAGCATGAACATGGTGACCTGGCGAGCAAAGACTATTTCACGTTTTCTGTTTCTCTGCTTCATATCATCAAAAGAAATATTAAAAAAATTAGTGCAGTAGTCAATTACCTTTTCTTCAGGGAATTTATCATCGATAACCGGAACAAGCCTGTACCTTTTGCCATCAATAATCACAATCATATTTAACGGGTCATTTTTCATTTGACCGTTACCTGGACTATAGTTGTGGATGATTTCGAAGGGGGATAAAGTGTAGCGAGTTCCCCTGTTTCAGGATCAAGAACTCCAATACCTGATTGGTCTACTGTTTTCAGAAATTCCTGCTGTTTTTTTATCACATCCCCGAGTTCTTTGTAATCTGCCATCAACTTAGTCAACCTATCATCCCCACATTTGGAGTAATCGTATTTCACACCAGCCTCTTTTATCTGGAACTCTGAATTATGAAGGGTGAATTTCTTACCATATTTTTCAGCGGCAGCCAGTACCGCTGCTTTGTATTTGATGGCTGTATCAGGGTATTTATCAGCATCATTCAGCATACCAATCATCTGTTCCGTGCTCTTCAGTTGAAGGTGAATTTTAAGTGGGTCAACAACCCCTTCCTCGATTTGCCGGAGTATATCATGAGCGAACCGGATGCGCTCTTCTTTGATCGTATCGTACAGGAATTGTCTTTCCGGTCCTGTGGTTACTGATACTGATTGGGCTTCTGTGAGTGGGTACTGCCTGCTCTGGCGGTCTTCGTTCTCCCGCTCCTGCATGAATTGTTCGTTGCTTGATATCATGGCTTGGGCCCTCCTGCCTCTTGGAAGGCTTTTAAATTTTCCTGGGCTAATCCAGATTCAGCCGGCTCCCCATGAAGGGTTTGCTGTAGCAACTTACTCTGGGATTCAGAAAGTTCATAAGTTGCCAGTTTATCCACAATCGAAACCTCCCCAGCCAGGATCCGGTCAATGGCTTTTTTAAAGGCGGCATCTGTCATTGTTTGTTTTTGGATTGGTTTTGGAGCGTCCGGGTAAGGTTTCAGTTTGCTCCCAGTGGTAATATTTCCTTGGTCAGTATATTGAGCATCAACGGTTTCTATTTCCGTTTCATCCAAGGTCCCCATTCCGCAAATTGAAAGGGTAACCCTTCTTTTTGCTTTTGTTTCAGCCTTCATAAAAGCGTTTGCGAGGGCCTCCCCGGATAACCCCTGGATATTCACAGCTCCCGTACTGGCATCTGCTTTGCCTTTAGAATCCTTAGCTTTGGCTGTTACGATGAATACCCCACGGATTTCTTCAGAGGTAATTTCGGTAATGGAAATACCATGAATCTTACGAAGCTGTTCCGTAGCGTCCTTGGTGGCATATAGCATTTCCCGGCCCTGAAGTTTCAGGATTTTAAAAGGCTGTGTCAGAGGATTTAAGCCAAGAGAATCACAGAATTGCTTGTAATAGGACACTTTCTGCTCTTCAGTCATCCCGGAAATATCCCCTTTAAGGACAAGGCTTGATAAAACCCCGTCTGGCTTGGTTGCGACTTGATTATTCATGATTTATAATTTACTGGTTTACAATACTGGTTTTTGCCCAGTGTGATTTACATTCAGACTGCCAATCAGGACTTTTGATAATTGTTCGGTGTATTCTTTCCTAAGTTCTTCAAGAATAGTAGCTTCGCTTTGCAGTCCGAGGTCCGCTATTGCAGCGATGGCTTTATTGAATTTTGCCCGGAGTGCGGACTCCTGTTTTCTGATTTCTTTGGTGTCAATAATTTTTTCTAACATGGTTTACGTGTTTAACTGGTGATGACAAAGTGTGGGAAACAAATATAAGCACCGATTTGGTACTATCCAAATAATTCTATAGTTTTGTTGAAATTATTTTTTATGCCGTTAGCAGTAAACCTTAGAATTTTAAAAAAGGCACATTGGGAGAAGTTAAAAAAGGTGGCTAAGAAACGAAGGATGTCAGCCAATTCCCTACTCAATGAGCTGATTGAGAACTGTGTAAAAAATGGTACCTTTAAATCTTAAAATAAAAGTTATGAAGCGAATTATTTTGGCTGTCTGCCTTTTTTTCTTACTTTCCTCCGAAACCTGCAATGACCAGTCCGCAAGCAAGTCAGGTTCCGGCACCACAACGAATGGCAGTCATCCCCATTCCAACACCAGGGTTCCATTTACGGCCAAATGGGCTCTTTTGGTGGTAGGATCCGGCGCCGCCATATATTGGATGATAAAAAGGGAGAGCAGGCGCGTAAGTAATATATAAATAATACAAGTTTACGCTCATTAAGATGTGAGTAATAGATAAATCACCTATTTTTACCAAACAGAATTTTTATGGACTTATTCGGGAAAGAAAAAAAGGAGTTGATAGATATTATTGACAACCTTTCGGTTACCGTGATGAAACAAGCGGGAGCGATTTCGGATATAGTAAGTTCAAAAAATCAGAATGTAAGATTAGTTCTAACAACATCCATTAATAATTCAATTTTTATTATTATGTCTATTAATTTAAGTGCAAAGCAATTTTCTATTGATTCTTTAGGATTGGTTGATACCGATACCGGACTTGCAGTAGTTGCAACCTTTGCTAATCAGACGTTTACAAGCGATAACCCGGCCATCTTTACGTCTACGCAAGATCCTGCAAACCCGAATCAATCAAAGGATGTTGCTATAGCCGCTGGTAATGCAAATTTGCTTGCCACCGCTGATGCTACCTATACTGATTCGAAGACAGGATTATCAGTAACAAAGACTGGACTAAAAGTAAGCGTCCCTGTAATAATTTCCGCTGTAGTAGCTGGAGAAAATGTTGCTTTGGTTATAAATCAGGGGACACCACAAGCGCAGTAGAAATTACCTAAGAATATTTAACCACCCTGCTTTTTTAGTGGGGTTTTCTTGTTTGAAATAGTAAAATTATGCAAATAAAAAAATTAGGATGGGTACCTGACCTACCAGACGGAAGGGATCATCACTATAAAGCAAGGAGACTTCAACCAATCCAATCAGTAAGTTTATGGGGGAAATATAAATCTTGTCTTAGCTATGACCAGTTGAACTTAGGAGCTTGCACTGGTAACGCTGTTTCATATTTGGTTCAATTTGATCTTCTGAATAATTATGTTCAACAATTTGGTCCTGTTTTCCGCCCTTCAAGATTGTTTAATTACTGGTGTGCAAGATTTATTGAAGGGACGACAGCGCAAGATGCAGGCGCTTCACTAAGAGACAATATCAAAGCATTATACACCTATGGCATACCATCAGAGGATATATGGCCTTACGATGTTACAAAATATGCAGACCAACCAAGTCAGGAAGCACTTGACCAGGCTTTAAACTTCAGGGCAGTAAATTTTGAAAGTCTTGATAATACAAATAAACAATTACTTGTTAACTGCTTACTTGAAGGATTCCCTATTGCTTTTGGATTTACGGTATATGATAGTTTTATGAGCGATCAGGTTGCGGCTACAGGAATTGTTCCGATGCCAAATTTGTCAACAGAATCCGTGCAAGGTGGTCATGCAAATGTAATAGAGGGATATAGTCTTCCGAAAGATTCTTTCCTTTGCAGAAATAGTTGGGGGAGACAATGGGGTTTTGAAGGGAGCTATCTTATGCCTGCGGCATATTTAACTAACTCAAATCTGGCAGCCGACTTCTGGAAATTAAGTTTAATATTATAAATATGTCAACAATAGAAATACCACTTACAAAGGGAAAGTTTGCTATTATTGATTTTGAAGATTTAGAGTTTGTTATGAGATATAAATGGCATCTTGGTAGTAGGATCCGATCACAATATGCAATAAAAGTTTTAGGTAAAGGAGACGGAAAGAAGTATTTAAGAATGCACAATTATATTATGAATTGTCCTAACGGCAAGGTTGTAGATCATATAGATGGGGATGGTCTTAACAACAAGAAGGCTAACCTAAGAATCTGCGATGATGGACAAAATAAATGCAACAGAAAGAAAAGTAGCACAACTAAAAATAGGTTCAAGGGGGCTATTTTTAGGGAGCGTAATAACCGCTGGATATGCCAAATAACCCATAAGAAGAAAAGGTACTACGTAGGTGAATTTAAAACAGAAATAGAAGCTGCTCAAGCCTATAATAAAAAAGCGAAAGAATTATTTGGAGATTTTTCTAATTTAAATGATTTTGGCTGGTCAGACGGTTTTGGGTTTTCATACGGTAAACCTCAAGCCCAAGCGATCTAAATCTGATTGGTCGTTAACCCGCCATAAATATCCTCTTTCCTTAGTGATGTATTGTAGTCGCACTCCCTGTGATTGTTAGCTGAATATCCAGCCCGCTGCACCGCTGCCATCGGGTAGCAGCAGAAAAATCTCCCTCCGGTTTGTGCGGTATCGATATGAGTATTGTCAGCAGCAGAAAGAAACGAGTCATACCAGGAAGATCGGATTGTATACAGGTGCAAAGCTACAAATTCTTTCAGTGGGTTAATGATAGGCATCGGAACTCCGTAACAACCACCCAGATATATATCGAACTCTTGCGGCTTGTTGGATAAGTACCAGTTCCACCCATCTTTGGCCGGAAAGAAAAGATCATCTTCTCCTATACAAATTTCATCCATCTGTTCTTCCTTCGCCCATTTAACGAGCATTTTGTGACTTGCATTTATCGACTCTTCGACTGTTTTTCTATCAATGATCCCAGTATGAACAGTAAACGGAACGCCACGCTCATTAAGATGCGACGAAAGAAGTTCAAGTTTTTCTGTTTGCCTGGGGTCATGGATAACGTGTATCATTAGTATTGATAATTCTTATGCTCATCGACTATAATAAATAATGTATCCCGGTACGACCATACGGTTGTGGTTATTGGCGAGTCTTTGACTTTTGAACCCAAGCGTGCGATGGAATCTATATGAATCATTGGCACATAGTATCTCGGTGCCCATGACTTATACGGGGAGTTTGTATCGTAGTCCAGCCTTATCACAATAGTGCCGGTATCTTTGCCAGAATTAGGATTCACCCACCAGCGGGCGTAAGTGTGAACAGCTCTGTGTGGCTTGGTTGGCGAAGGCCACAGAAAATATATTGCTGATATAATTACAAGAGTGCCGATTACGCCGAGTGCTGCATTTTTCATTTTTCAAAAATTTTAGAGATTAAAAATCCGGTTATAAAAATTGGCCAGAACATTCCAAATATAAAAGCCCATCCTTTTCTCATCCCGCCAGGCTCTATCGCTGCATAAGTGCAGAAAACACTGATAATAAGATATTCTATGATGGCGATGGCGGTCATTAAGATGGTTTGTATTTCCAGACGAATTGTTTTGGTTTTTTAGTCTGACCATAAAGACAAAGTTTAATTGCATTCTCAGACATTACAGAAGTAGCATCTGTAATACTTTCCCACTCTCGAATAAATTTTCCATTTAAATCGTATTGCAAAATAATTTTCTTTTTTCCAGTCATCAATAATATAGACTCTTGTGATTTAATAAGTAATCCTTTTTTAGAAGCATGATTCATATTATATTCTTGATTACACCATTCTAAATTAGTAACATTATTATTTAACTTATTCCCATCAATATGGTTTACTTGTTTTAGATTTAAATTATTTTCAATAAATGCTTCAGCTACCATTCTATGAATTTTTCTAACCCATGGTTTTTTATTTATTACTATAGCTGCCTGAACATATCCAGTTTTATGAATATGCTGTGATATTATTTTAGGCTCAAGCGATCTCCATCCGTGCCCCACACCTCCATAGTAATATTTATATTTTCTTTTTAACCTACTGAAATTGCTTATTAAGTACATACTTTCAAGGCCAACAACATCTCTCCAAATTTCACCATCAATATCCACTATTGATAAATTTTTCCAGTGTTCCATAAAAAAATTAAACCTCCGGACACAAAAGGTTGACCATCACTACCAAGAAGGTAAGATGCAGTTGTGCCGGAGATTATATCGTTAATGAATTGCATGATAGTGTGGTCAACAGTACTAAGATACGAAAGCTATTCTAAATAAAAAAGTGCTGTTTTCCATTTATTTATACCGTCATTATCAGTGTGATCTTTTTGTTCAAATACCAATGATTTAAACGGCTTTAATATTTCTTCTGCCTCTGGACACATAAATACATAGCTTTGCTGCCAGTTATCAACTATTAAAAAAATTGGCCTGCCCAATGACATAGCTTTTTTTATACACTCCAATCTTAACACGCCATCGACGCATACTATATCCGGAGAACAATCTTGTGGCAATTCAGTATAATATTCAATTTTGCTTTGGTCTCCTTCATTACATGGTCTATAAATTAATTCAAGATTCTTCATATTGTACGAATCGGCATATTCCTGGATATCTTTAATCCATTTTTCATTTGTTTCAATAGTGAAAACCCGTCTTGCTCTTGATGCAAGCCAGATACTGCTCCATCCGCCCCCCCATTCTAATGCAACTTTGTCAGATAAGTCCCATTTTTCAATGCACGTTAAAAAATCATGCGTCCACCATGGGTAAACATGCCCATTTGGTGATTTTAATTGCCATTGAACTAAATTATTTATATCAAGCATTTCATTGTTTATTTATTAGCCAACAGGAATCCATAAATTCAAGTTTCAGTCCTTTATGTTCAGCAAATTCATCAACTGCCTGCTTCACCCCTGCATGCGGCTGGAAGTAATCGTGGCCGGCGAAGATGCCGCCTTGAGTTACCTTCGGCCACCAAGCAGCCAAATCGGATTTCACAGACTCGTAATCATGAGCGGCGTCGATGAAGACAAAGCAAAAATTATGATTAATTTCTTTTGCAGCCTCGACGCTTGACATTTTTACTACTTTAATGTGATCCCATATTCCAAGGTCCTGCATATTCATTTTAAAAGAAGTGTACAAATTCCCTCTGCCATACTCTTTTATTACATCTTCGTGATGGCTACATTCAGGCTCAAATGTATCAACAGCGTATAGTACAGGCTTTGCAATACCAGCTCTTTTTAAAGTATCATATAGAAATGCAAATGATTTTCCCATAAATACCCCTACCTCACAGCACCATGCGCCATTGTGTTTTGTTTTCTCCACTGCCATATCATACAGCCCTTCCCATTCGAACCAACCAACGATATCTTTATACGATGCTATCATACTGTTGACGGTAATTTACCAGCCATGAAAAATCTTCCTGTGGATAGAAATATCTCAATACTCTCATTATTTTTGAGAAGTTTTCAGGTTCGTAACCTGGCCTCCAAAGATGACAATCGATGGTGTCAGGCTTCAGCATTGTCTCCCACATGCCATCGTCACGGTCCAAGCGACGAGAAGCAAACTGTGTATTTGGATATGCCCTAGGATGCGGAATGTAATAATGAGTCCCCATAATGGCATTATGCAAAAGTTCCTGATCCCGGGCCCAAAAATCCGATCTCATGTGTTCGGAGTCCAACGGTCCCAAATCCTCATCCAACATTTCCTGAAATGATTTATTCCCACAATTAAACACTTCTTTCCACTTTGCCGCACTCATCGAGCAAAAACAGATTGGAAATTGCCCTTGCGGTACAAGATCATTTCCCCAAATATGAATATTGTGGTCAACTTCAGTCAAGTCCTTAGAAAATATCGCCATATCCGCGTCTGACGTAATTAAGATTTCATCACCATCAATAAAATCAAGGCATCCTCCAAATAATCGAACGCATTGTGAATAAGTCGGCTCTTTGTGCTTTGGGCAATTAAAAAATAAAATGTAAGAACGAGCTACACCTTTTATTTTCAATTCAGTTAATGTTTCGAGTACCAATTTTGATTTGTCTGTCAGTGGTCCCATTGGCATGAATATAATAGTGTCCACTCCAAGTTTTGCCCAACAATATGCTGTTATTGGCAGGGAAAATAGATATTTGTCATCTGTAGTGCTTGAAATTATTGCTATCATAAGCCACCTATAAAGAAGTATACCCTCTCCGGGTCATAATTTGTACTATAATAACTAACAAAATCGACATATTCGAATTTTATTCCGAGCCTGTGTATTGCAAGGCTAAAAATTGATTGATCCTGGCGCCCATGAAGAAATCTTGGATCGGAACTATCCTTAAGATCATGTGACCTGTTTGTTTTAAACAGTCCCAGCTCATATCCTTCCTGCCAAAGTTTCCACACATTATCAGCATCTTTATTATGCTGCCTAAGTCCAACCATTCCAGTTGCAATTTCAGGAAGTTGTTCGGCATCATCCCTTGTAATACCAGCCCATTCGAGCGCTGCATCGCTGCAAGTCTGGGCACAGTTGTATCCTGTTCTGAAAGCGAATATCCCTTCATGATTTATGATATCAAATATTGGCATTGGATTTTTCACGCACCAAAAGGATGAGTCCAGCCACATCACAACGTCATGTTCTTTGAAAGCCTCACGAAATGCTGCAATCTTGAATCCGTATGGGTTGTGGTTATGATCTTCGGAATTTGGCGGGTACTCATCCTTCCACAACATTAATTCACCAGGGTAGCCATGGTACATTAGTGAACGCTCAAGGCGCTCGGTGCCTCTTTTGTACCAGTTGCCAATGCCGGCATTAATGATGACCGGAAGTTTACCGTTCAGCTCCATACCCTTTCGGATTTATATTTTCCTTTAATATTTTTTGCAAAGTAAGTACCTGTGCTGGCTGCATCTTTGAAACTTTCGAATACATCCGCTTGAACGGAATAAAAATCCCATACCTGACCATTCAGGAACCATACTCTCAATGTCTCTGTTGAAGTATTGTAGCCTATTGCATCTATATTTGAAGATGCCACTTCTATTTTATCTAATCCCGTATCTTTCATTGAATGGAGTTGAAACGTGCTGGTAAAAATATATTTCTTCGTCAATATGAACTTCCTTTAACAGCATTGGTTTGATTAATCGTGCGAACTCATGGTCCTCCCCGAAGCGGCTATCAGACACTCCTATATGAACACAATAGTCTGTTCGAATAACATCTTTGAAAAATGGAGTACGGTGAAAGTTGAATCCATCCTCGAATATGCCATTACCTTCTCCTTCCCAGTCAGGATATTTTATGGAGTGATTTGATTTATATTTCCTTCCATCGATAGTTACTTTTTCCATAAAGGTTACGCAATCGGGGTTTGTCTTAAGAGCCAGCATGACCAGTTGCAACCCATTTTCAGAAATCCAATCATCGGAATCCACCTGCCATGAATACTGCCCGGTACTCATTTTATACATCCGGTCACGCTTCTCTCCTATTGAAATTTCCTTATTATCCCGGTAATACATAACCTCAATATCTTCTATTCTAAAGCCACCGCAATCTTCCACATCATGTATAAACCCAATTTCAGGAGATTCTGGATACATGAGTTGCGCCTGACGCAAAAATTCCAACATCAACCGTTCATCCTGCGGTTTTCTGTCATAAGTAGTTGGTATTTGTATTGACAACATCATAATTTATTCGCCATTAACTCAATCAATACTGTTTCGAAATGAAGTTCTTTTGATCTTTCATAGGTATTTGTCCCTACCATCTTCGGAGTTACGCACTCATATAGTAATTTTTCAGAATCACGGTATTTTATTACCGTCTTGAAACATTCTCCATTTTGAATGGAAAATGAATGCCAGGATGTCTCGACGATAAAACGGTCACCGATTTTATGCGCCAGTTTTACGATTAATTCGTCAGGGATCATTTTAAAAGGTTTAGTGCCAGCATCATTACCGTTATTGCAAGCATAAATGCAACTAACTTTAGTAATAGGTTCATGTTTCTTGACATTCTGATTAATTCATCAATTTTATTCATAAGTCAAAGTTTCTTGCTTTACGTTGATTGAAGTTATCCTGATCGAAATTCCAGTCGTCTTGCTGTCTGTTGAACAAGGCGTCTTTTGGTAGATGTCCGTAAGCAGGATTCCAGTGATGCACGATTGGGATCCCTGCATAAAAATACTTTCCCTTTATTTGAGAAATATTCATTATATCATTGTCACACCAAAGGGATTTGTACGATGGATGGTATATATATCCCATTTGTTTAATGAACGGTTTGCCTGCCACATAAAGCGTTGCCAGCATATCTTTGGCATCTTGGTCGGGCCAATGTCCAAGGGCGTCAAAGTCTGGAAAATTGCATCGGAATCCTTCCCTAATGATTTGATCCCATCCATAAGCGATAAACCGCATATCATCAGAAAAGCAGATAAGTATTTCAAAATCGATTGATAGTATTTCATCAAGATCCCTGTTAAAAGCATGGACCTTAGACTCTGATTTTCCGAATATGGAACGGATGTTTCGGTAGCTGTTCAGTTGGCCAATTATATCAGGATTATTCATTGAATTGTCATCTTCATCCAAAGTACAAATGACAGCCATATAATCCGGGTTGGCGCATAGTCTATAAATTGTTTCCATTCCGTCAAAGAACCGTTTTGGCCTTTCCCGGGATACATATTTTATAAGGATGCGCGCCTCGCTCATGTTTTAGGTTGGTATTTAGGAATGAGCTGTTTTTCAACACCCTCGTTATCATACCACAGGGCTTTTTTCATTTCTTTGGTATTGCGCTTGAAAATGATATCCATGGCAGCGTTCTCGGTTGTTATTTTCCGGAATCCCTCCCAGCTTCCGTTGGCCCACTGTATCCTAAGATTATTGCGCATTGAATACACGTTTTAGGATGCTGTTCGTTTGCTTGATTGTTGAAGTCAGTTCGCTATTGTCGGAAGTTGATCCTCCCTGGATGGATGTCGTTCCGTTTTCTTCCCAGAAACCGGCCACGCCATAAACTATAAAAATCACCACTTCTGTCATCAGGCCCACTGTAAGGAAAAAATTTGCACCTGGCTTATGTAGCAATTTCATCCATGCGCCAAATATCACAATGGAGGCTCCTATTGAATACGCGAAGTTCAGCACTGTTGTTTTGTTTATTTTCATATTATTACTATTTTAAAAAATTAGGTACATCATTTGGACTACTACCAGGGTATGCTTACACTTCTGGTACTTTTTATATTACTTGGGCAAAGAAATATACAGTTTTCGGGTATTTTCGACCACTGGTACTTGATTTTTTGCTTTCTGGTTTGGATAGGTGCTTACCTGGCTTTGAGAAAAAACAAATATTTAAGCGATCTGTGAGGTCATACTATTTTCTCCGTCAATTTTTTAACTTCCTCCAGCATCCATAGTTATTTTTTGTTAATATTAGTCCAATGTGTTAATTGAACATACCCGCCATCAACTTTGATAATAACTATTGGGTCTCTAAAAATGTTCCTTGGGACAATCCTGAAATTTCTTACATTTTTTCCAACGGTATCCATTAAAGATATTTCAGCAACTATTCTTAAAGGCATATCAACTTTTTCAATAAACACTTGGTCAAGATGTTTTAAGTCTTTGCAGCCGTACAACATTTTAATGTCTTTTACATATTTGTAAGCGTTATCTCCACGATTGCGTTCGCCAATGGAAAATACGCCATTTGTAGGAACTTCAGGTTTAAGTGACCCATCTGGATTTAATCTTTCTGGCTTTAAATCATCCCTTGTTATTTCCTTCTTCCATCCATTTTCATGTGTAAGGATATATCTATCTTCAGGGTTCCCAAGTTTGTTTAACATTAATGTTATTTCATCAATATTAGCAGGAGGTATTTCTCCTTTAAAATCTGATATTTCACCAATAATTAGATAGTTTTCATTGCATATTTTTGTCAGCCCTTCATCCGAAATAAATACAAATCCTTTAGCCTCCCACTCATTGTACAGCTTTGGATTTAGTATTTTGTCATAAGTCAAATCTTTGTCATTAAGGTTTGCAGATTTTAAAAACCCCAATTTATGAAGTGATTTTAATTGACCTGCCGTATAATTCCCTTTCAATTTTACAGGCTTAGTATCTGAAGCTGGATGGCTTGCAGCCAAAAATATACATCCAGATATAACAAGTAAACAAATGATTGTGGTTAAAATTTTCTTTTTCATAAACTATTATTTTAAATTGTTAATTAGTTTCTTAATCTGTTCCAGCATCCATAGTCCTGATAAAGACCTGTCAATTTCAGTGTCCATTGATCCACTGACCAATGTTTTTTCCTTGGCTTCAAACTCGTCGGTTATCCTTTTCAGTTCGGTTTTTATTTCTTGCTTTTCCATACGATTTGTTTTAAAAGCAGGATATAGAAATACCCCGCTAACGATTGCTTGTCAGAAAAATTAGAAGTTTATGCCTACCCCTGTTAACAGGACAAATTGCTGTTGGGTGAAATCATACCCCGGACCTAATTGAATAATTCCAGCGGTTCCTGGTATACCAACAGCCAATCCGGCTGTTCCTGTAATTTGTTTTCCATTGGTGCCAATAAACCCAAGTAAAGAAACCGAATATTGAATGACCCATGAATTACTTGGTGTATCGAACTTATCGTGAAGGAACGCGACGCCAAAACCTCCCGCAAGTGAAGCACCTGTTGAAACGGTAGCGGTTACATCAACAATCGGTTTAAAGAAGTTTTTAGTGAGTGCTGTCGGTGCCGCAGTCCCTAATCGATGGGTTGCCTTCTCGGATTCAGTTGGCAATGCAGCTTTCTTAAAAAACTGCGCATTAACAGATAACGATCCCGCGATTGCCAATAGGAAAAATAATACTTTCATGATATAGTTTTTATGGTGAATAATTATTTGGCTTCTTCAACTACTAAATAAATTTCAGATGCGTTCATGAGTTTGTATTTTTCATCATCATACCACTGAACGACACCCAAGTGTGACGGATAACTTACAATTTCGCCTTTTTTAATGACATCTGACGCAGATGCCATTACTATTGCATCCTCCATGATCTCTGTTACTGTACCTGGAATTAAAATTCCTCCTTTTGACCTTTCAGGCATCGGTAGTGGCTTTACGATTACCCTATCAAAGACTGGGCGGGGTATGCTCATTTTGAAAAGAATTTTATTATGATAAACCGAATGAAAGCGGCTACAGTATTGAATCCATATTTCTCCTTGTTTCTGTTTAATTTTTCTATTAATTTTTGGTCAATAAAAAAATTAAACCGCCTCATTAAGTTATTTTTTTATAAATGTATGTAGTTTGTGCGTAGGTACCAAATTTATTTTTATATTTGCTTATGGCGCACCCTATCTATATAACCTTCAAATTTGAGGAAGATTTGTTTATATGCCAGTGCAAATGGCCACATTACATCTGCAAAGTGGAGCATAAGCCAAATCAAAAAATCCACTCTATTCAGGTGGCAGGCTATGAAATTTACTGCAACTTCGCTGGAACTCTGGCCGGGTATTATGTTCCAATGGATAAAGCTAAGGTTGCCGAGATTCCAAAGGTATTTGAAGAAATGGCGATATTTTATTTAATAGAAAGGATAGGTAAATTCCCAAAAAGGTATGAAAAGTATAAAATCCCCAGTGCAAGAAGTACCGGTAGCACCGCGTAACAACGTGATTGTCAAAATTTCGCAGCGTTTTTACGATTCCGTGAAGTTTGATTCAGGCGTCGTCCTTTATTTCGATCCGTCCTGGGATCCGTCAGAATATGCGATGCTTGAAGGGGTCGTTGAATCTGTGCCAAGATCAATCATGAAACGAAAGGACTATGAAGGATTTTCGGCAGATGGCATCAAGCGTGGCGACAGGATACTTTTCAGGTATGATGTAATTTTTTCATATTTATCGCAACCGGACCGTGATTCAGTGAGGTTTAAGAATGAAATATGGTGGCATGAAACATCCTACTGGAAAGTTGATATTCAGAAAATATTCTGTACCGTTCACGGCGATGCCAAAAGTTTCAGCGGCCTAAAATATTCTATGCTTAACGGGTACGTCCTGTGCGACCTGATTACAGAATACAAGTCAGACCTGTATTCCGACAACATTATCCGACCGGAATCTGAAAAAATGGTGGTAAGGCTGGACCGTGCAAAAGTGAAAGCTATTGGTGAAAACAACCTTGAAGTTCAGCCGGGAGATACGATCTGGTTTTCTCCAAAAATACCGCAGGTGTACTCCCTTAACCGTAAAAAATTCATCATCGTCAGCCAAAGGCATATATTGGCTGTAACATAATTTCTTCAAAACTCCTAAAAAATGTTTAATTTGCGGGAACTCACCCCATTAAATGACATTAGACGATATTCACAAATTTTATTTTTACTGCCTTGGTAAATCTCAAGGAGTCGAGTTCCCTCCGGAAGATGTAGACGCAACACTTGACTTCGCCCAGATGGGGTTGTTCAATGATTATTACGATGAGTTTGGTAAATCTCAAAGACTAAATGACGCGCTGGCCCCTTTCAAGGGGCAGTTTCAGTTTACCAATGTTACAAGTCCAACCGGGCTAATCACCATGCCGGGAGATTACGCTCACCTTCTTTCGGTGGTCCCTACGGTGTTTGATTCAGTCCGGCAGGTCCCAAAAAACCTACCTTGCCCTATCATTAATGAAGACGAGAAGGCAGCCAGGGATGCAAGCCAGATATACCCTCCAACGCCAAACAGGCCATACGGGATGATTGTTCAAAACTGGAATGTGCAGCTTTACCCACAGGTGGCACAGGCCGGGACAGTATTTTACCTGAAACGACCACCAAAGCCTAAATTCGCGTACGGTGTTGTCTCTGGAAGGGTGATTGTTTATGATCCAAGCAATTCTGTTCAACTTGCCTGGGCGGAAAAAGATGTTGCTTCTATCTTGGTCAAAGCATTGTCCTACGCCGGTCTGAATATGCTTACAAATGACGTTTTGATGTGGGCACAGGGCAAAGACACTTCTAATATAAACACTAAAGACAAATTGTAATGGTCACATTGGGCCGGCTATCCGAAGAAATTTTACTACTGCTATCAGGCGGAAGGATAGGCGCTGGGACAAAGTTTTCGATAGAAGAGGTGCGGATATCAATTTGCCAGGTTGCAAATCAACTTTTGAAAATAGAAATGCTTACAGCGGATATCCCAATGGGCAATGTCATCCCGTCGGGAGCCGCTATAGGAACATACGAGAAAAATCTCGTCGTACAATACAAAACAAAGTCTAAGACAACTCTTCCATGCTTCCCGCTAAAACTTCCAAGGAATATGGGAGTGTTTCAGATTTTTGATCCCGCAAACCCGTATAATGAATTTATCCCGGTCGAACTTGGTCAGGCATCCATGATACAGGGCAACCCAATATTGTCAAACCTGTCAGGATTTACAGGGTATGAATGTGCAGGGATGGACGTACTCTTTACAAAAGATATTACGACACCCAACACTCCCGTATATGTGACAATGCGGTTGGTGGTTCTTGATTTCAGTTTGTATGGCGACTGGGATATTTTGCCTCTGGCACCTGATATGGAGTTTCAGATTAAAAATGAAGTAGTGAAATTATATTCCAGCGAGCCGATTGCAGATAAAACTATCGATTCCGGAACAAAAGAACAAAAAGGTATTCCGCTTAAAGTACAAGAACAGCCGTGAAAATACAAAGTCTCGACTATATGACCCGTTCGCTTCTTAGGCAGAAAGGCTATCCATTGCATTTTTACATGCAGTTCCTGGGTTACATGGCTGACTGCCTTCGTGAACTCACTTTTGATACTCTTCGTGTAGTCAATACCGTTCAGTTAACAGTCAGTCAACAGGACTTCACGGCACCACTCCCATGCGATTATGTTGACTATACAAAAGTGGGAACAATGATGGGGCAGTTTGTAAGGCCAATTCCTGAAATAGAAACGATAAACAGGTTGCCGGCAAAACTTCCGAACGGTCAGAATACAACTTATGGGAATGCGGGTGGAGTCGTAGTTGATGATTTTCCCATTTGGCCAGGTATGTGGATATGGAGCAACATCGATGACTTGGGTGAAAACATAGGTCGGATGTATGGTTGGCCGGCAGACTACCGGACGGATGGGTTTAAAATAATTCCAGAGCGAAATATCATTCAATTTACAGAGACTTTCGATATGCCAACCTGCGTATTGGAATATATTTCGGATGGCCAGACTATTGACAACGCCAGCGCAGTTGACGCCCGCGCACAGAAAACTATCGAAACTTATTGCGACTGGCAATGGAGATGGCATACTGGCAAAAGGTCACCGGCAGAAATTGATATGGCATACAGGATGTACGTAAAAGAATGGAAGAAACTTAGAGCAAGGCTTTCATCTCTCACTATCAGCGATATCAAACAGGCATTACACAGAAACTTTAAACTTTCTATCAAAACATGACTTAACGCAATACATCCATGCAATACGAAAAAAAATATATGGGTCGTGTGGCGCTCGATGCGGATAGCGATGTATTTGCACTGGGAGAGAACTCTATTGTAAATTCAGAAAATTTCCGTACGCTGTCAACAGATACAGGCGTGGTAGAAACACTCGAATCGGTAGGCGGGACACTTCTTATTCCAAATAGCGATCTTTCGGCAACAGGCGTGAACTGGTGCATAGGCGGTGGAACAGACTGGTCTAACAGGAGACAGATATTTGCTATATGGAACTCACTCGGTAACCATGGGATTTTCTGTTTTGACTATATAGCGGATAAAATTTTTACCGTCCTTTTAAATGCCGATGTGATTGGCGGGCTAAACTTTGACAAATACCATTTCATCCACAGTATGCGCATTGAAAATGGGTGCGCTTATTGGACGGATAATTTCAATGAGCCGCGCAGAGTTGACATAAATGCCGGGATCAATCTTCATCAACCGAATACATTCCCTGGATACCTACCTTACCAGTCACCAATGAATCCATGGGTTATCGCATGGATAAGAAGGCAACCTGGACAGGATCCAACAAGCATAAGGCTTACCGACACAACTTATATAAACAATTTCATAAAATATGAGGCTTTTAAATTTTCTTATCGGTATCAGTACAGAAATTTTGAATTAAGCACTCTTTCCGGATTATCTGCCCTGTCTAATTACAACCGTGAATTAATTGATACATATAACAGGATCGATGTTTCCCTTCCGGTTGGGGAGAAAATAGATCAGGACATCATTCAGATTGACTTGGTTGCTTATTATGTTAATTCAAATACCTATTTCATCATCAAATCGTGGACAACTTCGACCGATGCAGCAGCTATTGCTGCGCATAATGCCGGAACCACTCCGCTTACCTTTCAGTTTTTTAATGATTTCACCGGAATAGCCATCGATCCACTTTATGCAGTGAAACCATTCGATAGCCTCCCGATTTATTGCCAGACTATTGAAATTGCAAGATTGAGAGGGTTTATGGCCAATTACACTATTGGGTATACAGCACCGACCACTACTTCGCTTGGTCTTGCACCGCGTCAGGGAGGGAACGGGAGCCAGGTCATAGGAAAATGGTTCTTTTTTAAATGGAAGTCAATTTGCGGTGGTTTTCCATCAGAAACATCTTTTTATATCATAGATATCAGTGATATACCGCAAAGCAGCAATCCTGGCTATTATATTTATGTTCCTGGAGGATACCCGCCATTTGCACCGAGTATCGACTGGTCCTATTTTGCATTCAGGGGAGCTTCACTTTTTGATATTATGAATTATTACGGCAGTGGTTGTACTAATTATATAGAGGAATTTACTTATCAGAATGCGACTTCCATAATTTTAAACCCTCCATCGGCACCATTTCTTATCGGCCAGAGGGCGATGAAATCTGATGCGTCTTACGCTGCAACAATAACTTTTTTTGATTACGCCGGACGTAAAGCGGGGATTGTCAATTCTCCAGTTAAAGTATATATCCCCGACAGAATATATGGTCAGGTCCAGTGGGTAACTGGTATTGACTGGGTACTTAGTAACCTTAATGCGCTGGTTGAAATACCTCCATGGGCCGCCTCCTATTCTATAAACATAACGCAATGTCTAAGGACTCGGTTCTTCCTGCAAATGCACGGGAAGGCTGCTGCTTATGCAACTAAAGATGCGTCTGGAAATTATGTTTTTACTACAAATAGCTTTGCTCCGAATCTTAATGGATGCGCATTTGACATCACTCTTCTTGATTCTTATCAGATGGGGTATGTATGGCAACCAGGATCAGGAGACGTAATAAAAATATATTTCATAACAGGGACATCTGCTTCATTGCAGATAATTGGGCAGGTCGGAAACTGGCTTATTACTGAACTTCGCCCATTGGGTACTTTTGATGCTTTTACCAAATTCTTGTTTGAAATATATACGCCTTATAAAGCGACAGCAACAGAACCTTATTTTGAAGTTGGGCAGCAATTCCCAATTATTAACCCGGGAACAGTCAACAGACAATATAGTGTGACAGCCGGTACGATAAAGGGAGACATTACCCTTCTTGACAGAAATGATGGGATTGACTACCTGACAGAAGCTATGAGTCCAAACGATAAACTGTATAAAAATTGGAATACAGATATCGGAAGGCCGAATTTCATTGATCCGATAGGGCAGGTCGTCAGGCAGAACAGTATTGCTTATTCCAACACTTTTATACAGGGAAGTCATATCAACGGGCTTTCGACATTTGATCCACTCGACGTCAAGGATATTTCAGCCGATTATGGGCCAATCAACAAATTGCAGTTGGCAAGCAAAGTGCAGAAAACAGGGTCTATTATGCTGGCCATTTGTGGAGGTGGCGAAACAGCATCGCTGTACCTTGGTGAGCGAACACTTATGGATACCGCAGGCGGAAATACTCTCATGCAATCCATAGATGTTATCGGAACAGTAAACACACTGAAAGGAGAACGAGGTACTCTTAATCCTGAATCCGTTTTCGAGCATCGCGGGAATGTTTATTGGTTTGATGTGCAAAATGGAAAATGGGTCCAGTATGCTGATAACGGGCTCTTTGATGTATCGAATTATAAAATGAACCGTTTTTGGAAGTTGTTTGCAGACCAGTATAAATCAATGACTCCGCAGCAGATAGAGGCATTCGGAAACCGCCCGTTTGTAGTATCATGCGTGGACCCGCATCATGGTGAACTTCTATGCTCTATTCCTAAAACACTCGCTGATCCGCCCAAAGGATATTTGCCAGACTATCCATCTATGCCATATCCTTTCGATATTTTCGATGGCTTAGGAAAAACGCTGATTTACAAATTATTTGCCGAACCTAATAAATGGCAAGGAGCTATCAGAATGACACCTGATTTTATGTTTTATATTGAAGACAACCTGTTTGCCTTTAACCAAGGGCAATTATACAGATGCAATAATACTGCGACACCAGCGAACTTCTTTGGAGTTCAGTATAAAGCAAGGGTAATGACAGCTTCTAATCACATGCCTAACAAGCCAAAAGTGTATAAAAATGTAGCTATCGAAGGAAACATGACACCTTCATTAAGCTATTATTATACCAAATACCCGTGGCTTATGGCAACTGACCTGTTGAGTTGGAATTACTCACTAAGGGAGGGCATACCATACAGTACATTATTCAGAAATAAACTCGATCCAAAATGGTGGCCGGATATGCAAACATCATTATTGAGAGGGGAGGAAATGAGAACGGTTGCACTTCTGGCACTCTATGAATTTGATGTCAGCCAAGGTCCATGTGAATTAAAATTTGTAAATTTTGGCTTCAGCATATCGCTTGGCCACACAGTATAAATATTAAAGTTATGGGAGCCGCCGGTGGAATCATGCAAGGGGTTGGTGCCATACTGGGGACAGTAGGAGGCATCGCAGCAAATATATCTGGGGATCAGTTGCGGCAAAATCTTTTACGTCTGGGAGGAACCGATCCTCAATATCAGGCCAATCCGCTTGCCGGCCAGAGACTTTCTCTTGCCCAAACATTACTCAATGCCCGTATGCCAGGAGCACAGAATATGGAGCGGAATATCCAATCCAATCAGGCAACGAGCATGAACAATATCCAGCGGGGCGCTACCGATGGATCACAGGTTCTTAGCATGGGCGCTCAATCCCAGGGGCAGACAAATCAGGCTAATGCCAATCTTGGAACCCAAGAACAACAGGATTATTACAACAGATTAGGAAATCTTTCATCTGCCCAGCAAGGATCTATAAATGAAGGCGACAAAGTGTATATGGACCAGATTCGACGCTGGCAGGATTCAGTGAATCTTGCTATGGCCAGAAATAATGTCCGTCAGCAGCAGGGTCAGACGATGACCAATATGGGAAGCATGTGGGCTGGAATGGGCGCATCCATGGGCGGCGGCGGTGGGGCACCAGGAGGTAAATAATAATTTATATGTCAGATGCGGTATTACAAGGACAGGGAATAGGACCGGGTATTGACTACAGCGGGTTTCAACATGCAGTTCAGGCTGGTGTTCAGAATCGTTATCGCCGTGAGCAAATGGCACTCCGCCAACAGGGACGCAAGGATTTGAATCAGGAATTTGAAGAAAGACAACTTGACCCATCCAAAAGAATAACCGGGACTATATATGATGGATATATCAGCGACGGGTATAACCAGTTAATAAATCAGTCGTCACAACTTGCACAGGAAGGAAAAAGTATACCTGAAATTCAAGGAGTCATTGGCCCGAAACTTACTCAAATGAGTAACCAATACAACACCATCAAGCAGATGAATAAGCAGATTGAGGAATATGGTGCCAGGTTTAAAGGACAACCTGGATATAATGCAGAGGCGCTTATCAGTCACGCAAAAGGGATGGCTTTCCAGAATTACGATGCTGATAAAAAAATGTATACAGGGATGAAAGATGTGAACTCCCTTGATCCGAATACTAACTGGGTGGAAGAGGCTATAAAGCAGCACCCGGAAGATATTTCAAATGAAGAAGGGATACAGAAAGCAATTAATTCATCAAAACAGGACGTTTATAATCCAAGGACTGTCACCTCAGTTGCAGGGAAAAAATATGAAACAGGCTATGATGCTAAAATGTACCCATGGCAGCAATTCAGTAAAGAAACCGATGAGTATAAGAATCCAAAATCCGTTGAAACACATGGAGATATTATCCATACTGCTGATGGCCAGGATGTTCATATTGCGACCGATCCAGTGTTTCATGATTTCATGGGCCGGGTAGGTGTGGCTCCATATATTAATGCGGAGACTAAAAAAGCATTTCAGGCGGCTGGAGGGGAAGCGCCAAGGCAGGATAGCCCACAGTGGGAGACGATGCAAAAGCATATTCTCTACGATATACTGGATAGAAATTCAGCCAAAACATATTCTCCCGTTTCCAAAAGTACGGAAACCGGAGCTGCGGCCAAGATTGAGATTAGGCAGGCCGACCCAGCAGCATATTATAAGAATATCCACGATGAAGCCGAAGCTCATGCTGAAGGAACGGCAGCCGGGAAACCTGCTACCGAAGCATCCAAGAAAACAAATGTTGCTGGCGCAATAGGCGGGGTGTTTAACAACGACCCGAATTATACCAGCGGTGATATGACAGAACTGCCAGACGGCAGAAAAGTGATTGATGTGACTTCAAAAATGCCAACGGGAGCCTTGAAATTTGGGAAAGATAAGAATCAGGAATATACCGGCGTGTATTTTGACCCTCTGAAACGCTCTTTAATCGTGAATAAAGGTAAGCAGCAGGAAGAAATCCCTGAATCCCAGGCGGGACAGTTTATTACCCGTGTGGCTGAAGCAAACGGACTTCCTATGTCAAAAGTCCGTGGTGAACTGGCAAAAATGGGATTTCAAAATGGTAAGTTTCAAAATGCCGGGCAAAGTGATTTTACCGAACGAATCGCGCAAGCAGGTCAGGCCGCGCAGGAAAAACACAATTCGCATGTGGATGATTTAATTGATAAAGAGAAGTATAGTTCTATCAAAGGAATGAAAACCGCTGATGGCGAGGCTGTTGAAGGTGGTGAACGAAACTTTGTTTCAAAACTGTTTGGCGATAAGTATTATGTTACCGTGAAAGGCAAAGATGGTAAAACCAAAGATGTAACCTTTGCCGATAAAGAAAAAATGGCAGATTACCTGAAAGGTGGAGCACAAGCGCCTAAGCCAGTAAGCCAAGCAGCTCCATCCGCTACCGTAAAAAAAGGAGTTCTTGATTAATGGATGAAGAACAACAAATAGCGCCTCCGCCTACCGATCCGGTAGAGAAATTGTATAATGCTGTACATGATAATGGATTATACACTAAATCATTGGAAGAATTTAAGGATAAATATTCCACGCCAGAAGCACAGCAAAAATTATATTCTGTTGTTAAAGAACATGGACTTTACACCAAATCGGCAGATGAATTTACAGGTAAATATTTTGGTACAGCACCTCAAAAAGCAGATGCGGCAGCATCCGCTCCTTACAGGCCAGACCTTGGTATCCGTAATCCATCTGAATCTACGCAAGGGCCGAAGATATCGCTTCAAAAACCGCCGAACACAACAAATGCAGATCAGTTTCCAATAGAAAAGCAGAAAGCTGCCGACACCTTAAAGGCGCTCACCGATAAACATGCAGATCAGGCTATCGACCACCTGAATGCAAACGATATGCGTGACCGGATGACACAGATACAAAATGCGGCGCAATCAGGTGCCATGACCCCAGAAGCCGCTGATAAAGCGCAACAGCAACTCATGGCGGAGACTTTTAACTTTAGCCAGAGAAAAGATCAGGTAAAATCTTCTCTTCCTGATAATCCGGTATTACAGAAAAAAATAGAAAACACTATTGCTGGTATACACCCCGAACTTGCTCCCGCTATTCAGAAAGCTCAATATCTTGAAGCCGGCGACGACCAAAACCAGAATAAAAAACTTGCAAATGCAAAAGCTATTGAGAAAGGAGAACTTACTTTCCAGCATGGGCAGTTATATAGACCCCTTGGCACGTTAGAGTCTATTGCGGAGGCAGTAAAACAAAATAAGCAGGCTATTGACGCGCATGATAAGGAGGTCACCCAGTCTGATACGCAAAACATGAATGCACTGTTGAATAAACGCCTTTCATATAATCCTGATGATCCAATCAATCTTCCGTCTGGTGTGGGGAATTTGATAGGGGGCCAAATACCCATAACCATCAAAGGCGGAGCAATAGCAGCGGTGACTTCACTATTGCCGGAAAGTAAGGTTTTGGCGCCTATGTTCTCCGCACTTGGAGTTGCTGCGGATATGGCAAAAGCTACACATCATAACTCCCTCGAACAGCATTTTAACAGCAACATGGATAAAGGGATGTCGGCTGAAGAGGCTTACAAAGATGCAAAAGATAAAGCCGGTTTTGATTCCATGGCTGATTATATGCAAGGCTTGGTGATGGGTGGTGCCGGTGCTCATGTCGGAATGGGTGAATTAAATCTTGAAAAACTTACTCCCGGGTTTAAGAATATTGCGAAAACACTCGCTAACAATACCGGACGGATCCTTGAGCATGGCACTCCAGAAAGCATCGTTTCCGGACTTACATCTGGAGGCGCCCAGGTTGCAAAAAATGTGCAGGAGGGAAAAGATTATTCCGAAGGAGTGCCAGAAGCACTTCTGATAGGTGCCGCACTTCCTCACATGATTGGGATTGCTGCCAGAGGGGCCGGAGGACTTGTTGACCCTAAAACATATAGCACGGTCATGTCCGGATTGGGTAAAATTCCTGATGTCGGTGCAAAAGTGGATGAAATTGTAGCTTCCGGTCACATGACACCACAGGCCGGCGTGGAAGTAAAGAAAAATATTCAGGATAATGCAAAAATTGATGACCAGATTCCGCCAAACATAACGGACGAGGATACGAGGTTAAAACTGAAAGATGCTCTTACCCAGCGCGATGAACTGGTGGCGCAGGAAGCAAAAACGCATCCCGCATTGAAGGCCGATGTAAAGTCGCAGATTTCAGAGGTTGATAAAAGCATTAAGGAGATGCTCAAGCCAGCAGAAGAGCCAAAACCGACCGAAGGGCAGGCAGCACCTACTGGTAAACCGGAAGCGATAACACCGCGATCACCGGAAGAAGTCAGTAAAATGCTCAAACAGGAACTGCCTAATAAATATCAGAAGGTGACATTAAAAAATGAAGCGACAGGCGAGGAAGATGAAATGTCTGCAAGCCTGGCGCAAAAGAAAACAGCGAAAAAAGTTGATATTTTAAATAAACTTATAGATTGTATCGGTGCATAACGATGTAGAACTGGACGAGATAAATGAACTGCTCTCTGAAGTGAGGATAGATTATTCCGCTTCGGCAATAGCGCAGTTGCTCGAAACTCTTAATGAAGTGTCAGGGAAGTTGAGTTCAAAGTCTTTTTATGACGAGAAGCTGGGGCAGGAGATATGTGCTGCTATGGCAGGAATTGTAAAGTCACTGTTAGCACTCAAACCTGTCCAAGTTGATCTGTCACCATTAATTGCTGAAATGGTGAAGCAAAATAAGGCTATCTTGGATATAATAAGCCGAAAGGAAGCGAAGCATGATGACAGCAAATACCAGGAACTTCTAAAAATGACGCTCGATGTGATTGCAAGGAACAATTCATTTATGCAGCGGATGATAGATGTTCCTCGTCCTGAAGTGGCCGCAACAGTAGTTGATAAGCGACCAACGGAATGGGAACTGGAAACCACAAAAGATATGTACGGAAATTTCAAAACTAAAGCTAAAGCAAAATGAATAACGAAAATACAGTAGCGACGGATAGAATGTCGTTCACGCTCGGTAAGGGATGTCCAGAGTCATTGCTACTTGAGGCAAATGTACTTATCGAACTGTTCGATAAGTACGGAAATAAAAAAGATGAACGCCAGTTACATAACACCGTTACTGCTGCTGGCAAAGCAGGGTTGCTGGATCAGTCGCTTGCTGCGCCAACGCTTGCAAAAGCAGGATGGATGGCGATAGGAACCGGAAGTCCTGCGGCTACTCTACTTGGCGCAGAAATAGCCCGTGTGGTATTTGACTCAAAAACGAGGTCTACAAATGTGCTCACTATGATTACTACTTTTCCGGCAGGAACGGGAACAGGAGCTTTGACTGAGGAAGGTCTTTTCGATGTGGTAACAGCAAATACGGTGAATATGTGGTGTTCCAGTTCATTTTCTGTGGTGAATAAAGGTGCATCAGACATACTCGTGATAACACATACGTTAAGTGTGAATTAACGTTTAACAGTAAACCACAAAATAATGCTATATTTGATTTATGAGAAAAATAAAATATAATCATAAACATTGCATCGCTTGTGGAAAAGAGATGATTAATGAAGGTCCTGCAAGAGTAAGTCAAAAAGTATGGGCCAATAAAAAATATTGTTCTCGCAAATGTAGAAGAACCGAATCTCAGCCTGGATATGTTGAGAGTAAAATTTGCCCAACATGTGGAATTATTTTTCGCAGAAAAAAAAATCATAGAGGCATTCTGTGGACAGATAAGGTATATTGTTCTTCAAAATGTTGCAATTCACGTAAAGAGAGAAAAAGAGTGATGCAAAATTGTGTGATATGTGGTAAATCGTATAATCCACGAGGAGTTATAGCGAATAGTAAAACTTGCTCGCATATTTGTGCCGGTAAACTTCATTCTAAAAATACTATGGGTGCTCGCCATAATTTATGGAATGGTGGTAGAGTTAAAACAAGACAGGGTTATATTAGAATCTGGATATCAGAAGATCATCAGTTGGCTTCTATGAAACCAAAAGGAAGTAATCATATATTGGAACACAGATTAGTTATGGCAGAAATTTTAGGTAGGCCGCTATTTGATTGGGAAACTGTCCATCATAAAAATGGTAAAAAGGACGACAATAGAAAAGAGAATCTTGAATTAAGGACCGGGCATCACGGACAAGGAGCAACCCACCATTGTCAAACATGCACTTGTGGACAACGACTTGAATTAACAGAGAATCCTATTTTTCAAATTTGGAGTAAAGCAGTTTAAATGGCAACGGACAATACACAACTGAATGCAGCCAGTACAACCGGAGATTTAATTTCAACCGATTTACTTCCTGATGGGTCTAAGGTTCAGAATGTAAAAGAAGGATTCGGTGGAAAGGATTCTATGACGCAGGTATCGTTATCTAATCCATTACCAGTTCAGGAACAACCAGATATTTTAAATCAGATATTGGTTCAACTCAGGGTTATGAATAAAATATTAATAATTATAGCTAATACCACTGATGATTTAGATAGGATGACTTCTGAAGAATCACTAATTATAAACATTTAAAAAATAAAATATGCCACTTATTAATCTAAGTTCACTGGCTCTCCCGGTAAAAGCATTTGTCAATAACGGTAATGCTGGTGCGCCTGGAGGTGTAGCAAACGAGTTAATGATTTCTGAATTAGTGGGCAAATATGCCACATTGGTCAAGTTGGGAGTTGTATTCAGCGCTTATGCCACGCTTACGGCCCCTGTTATTTTTTCAACTGCTGCTGGTACTGGTGGGCCGCTTTTATGGAACAAGCCAAGTTCCAATATTGATGCTCATATATTGGGAGTAGGGTTCAGTTCGAGCGTTGTGACTACGGTTGCAGGGGGTTTGGGATTGACTGGTAACGGCGGTCAATCCGTTGCTCCGGGAACCACGACCGCAATAGATGCTAGTGGCAATATGCTAATTGGAGGTAAAACATCCGGCTGTAATGTGTATAGAATTGGAACGCCGGCTAACGCAGGCGCTCAACTGTTTCCGTTTGCACAGTTTCACACAGGCGCATTGACAGTTGATACAACGCTGTTGACATGGATTGATTTAGGTGGTGCAATGATAGTACCTCCAGGTTGTTGGGCATCACCGGCAGGAACGGCAACACTCACAACATTACAGGTACAGATTGGTCTGTTATGGGCTGAACTTCCAGATTAATCCTATGATACATGCTGTTACCATTACAATTAAACAATCTGATGGGGGCAACCCTAACGCTGGCCCTTTCAGATTCGGTTACTACTTCGGATGCTGTGGTAAAAAAGATTCAACCGGCAGCGTTTGCGGATTCGGCAACCAGTAGTGACACGGTTGTAAAGAATATACAGCCTTTAAAGGCAGATTCAGTCACTTCAAGTGATTCGGTAGTAAAAAATATCCAGCCGTTAAAATCTGACAGCGTAACATCTTCAGACACGGTTGTGAAGACGATAAAACCTGTAAAGGCTGATTCGCTCACAAGTTCTGATGCGGTTACGAAAAGCAGTCAGCCCCTAAAGGCAGATTCGGTCACAAGTTCCGATGCTGTCATTAAAACAATCGAACCTGTTAAGAGTGACTCGGTAACAAGTTCTGACTCGGTAATTAAGTCGGTTAGACAAACAAAATCAGACTCTGTAACAAGTTCCGACGCTCTTTCAAAGACTGATGCTCTTTTAAAAACTGATTCCGTTTCGACCCAAGATTTGCTTACCACTTCCGAAAGATTTGCATTGGGATTGTCAGATATTGTAGTTGGTTCGGATGGGGTTATTAAGCAACAGGTTACAAGTAAATCGGATGCGGTCGTTTCGGGTGATGGAATTCAATTACAGACACAACTTATTAAATCTGATGCCGTTACGGTATCAGATGCGCTTGTTGAAGGAATTACGCATTTGGTTTCTGTTAGCGATTCGGTGATTGCCAATGATAATGTAACATTTACAATCACTGGTAGTGGCGATGGCAGGAAACGAAAATCAAGGAAATGGGAAGATGAGGAAGCATTGCATCAAATTTTGCAAACATTTCTATTATGCCAGGAGGATTTATAGATTGTTTAGGTAAAAGTGGACTATCTCCAGCGGAGAGGAACTATGTTCTGGCTCAACAGCAACTTCATATCAAATCAGGACTTGGCGAAGATGAAGCTGCCATCGAATCTGTAAAAAACCTGCATCATAAAACACTCGATTCACTAAACCAAGTTTATTCAGACCTTAAAATTAAAGGATATGCCGTTCCAAAGCGAAGCGCAACGAAGGATGATGTGGTTAAAGCACCCGGCGATAGCAGCAAGGTGGGCAAAGGAGATGAAGGCCAAGGGGCAAAGCCAGAAGAACCTGCCATACCACAAACACCAGGCACAACAGTCGTCCGCCATGGCACATCGGTAGAAGACACCCAGAATGTGCTTAGTGGCCAGAGTCAGACACCAATTACAGAAAAATCCAAAGCAGAAGAGATTCCGAAGCTAATACAAGACCTGCAAGACAAGGGAATTTCTCCTACAAAAGTATATTCTTCTGACCTCATGCGGGGAGCACAGACCGCTGCCGAGGTAGCAAAAGCGTTTGGCGCAGAGCATATTCAGGACCCTAATCTTCGCTCATGGGATCTTGGTGAGTTCTCTAAAACCGGGGATGAAGCGTTTAAACCAGCGCAGAGGTTCTTCGTTGACAACCCTGATGCTAAAGAATTTGAAGGTAAGAAACTGGGAGAATCATTCAATGAGTATAAGAACCGTGTTATCAAGGCCAGGAAAAATATCCCTGATGATCCGGCAAACTTGGTTGTGGACCATTCCAACAATATGGCAGTGAACGATGCCTATGAAAAAAATGGTAAGCAGTGGAACGACCAGGCTAAGGAAGACTACATGAGCACAAAAAATGCCGCTCCGGCTGAACTTCCAGACAAAACACTCATAAAAGATCAGCCGCAGGCTTTTAAAGATTTCTACGATACATTCAAAAATGAGATAAATTCGGTTAAAAATAGCGAGTACGATTGGCGGGTTAACATTCCGGATATGACGCAATCCGAAAGAGAAGCCGCTGTAAGGGATATAGATGCCGGCAAACAGACAAAACGAGCAGAAAAATTCCTTACCGCACTAAAAGAGCAGCATGACGACGGGAATATTCAGTATACAAGAGGCCGTGGAGCCAATGTTGAAAAAATGTCTATTCCTACCGCAAAATGGAATGAGGCGGAAGAATATGTTGTAAGGGATATCGGTTCCGGTTTCATCCCAATGAAAGATATTGGAGATTTATTTGAACAAGAAATTAAACGCAATGATTATGGCAAAGAAAAACTTCCAGATGTTTCAGAGTCACGTTCAGCAGACACCGGGCATAATGAAACTGATGCAAAGGCTGGACCGTCCACAGCAGGTGCAGGCGATGAAAAACGTGTACCACCGGATGGTAAAGGCAAAGGCAATGAGTCTAAGCAACAAGATAGAGGAAACGAACCCGTATCCACCAATTTCCGCACCAAAGACGAGTTTGAGTTAGGACTTAAAAAAGCCCTCAAAGGACCACCCTCCGATCCTGTTGTACCAAAGCTGGATGTCTCTGATGAGCAGATAAGGTATGCCCGGCGCAACAGTTACCCAGAGTATAAGAAAAAATATGGTGGCACCCAGGACGAGTATAATATCGTCCGTGCCCAGAAGGCACTGGCTAAAGTTGGTGACCGTGGCCAAGGGGTAACTCCTCCGCAATATGCCGATCCTGTTAAAGCACTTCAAACTATTCGTGCAGAGCATGACGACCCACTTATGAACCGGGCGGCTAACTTCTTGGAACCCATAATGAAGGCCAACCCGAATATCCATATCGAAGACGCTGACCTTGGCGGGCGGGTGTTGGGTCTCTCTCATCCTGATGGCCGTATACAGGTTGATTTCTCGGCACACGGGAGCATGGAAGATGCTCACCGGACCATCCTGCACGAACTCTTTCACGCCGCTACGAGAAACGAAATTGAAAAGAATCCTGCTTTTCGTGGAGAAGTGAGGTCCATGCTTGAAGAAATAAGGAAACAGATGGGGCTCCCAAAAGGTAATGTTGGTGACGTGCTTATACCGGAACTGGTAAGGCGTGACATTATCCCGGCTGATAAATATGGCACGTCTAATGAACATGAACTGATTGCAGAGGTGTTCTCCAATCAGAAGTTTCGTGATATGCTGGCTGATATGAAAGTTCCTGATGAACATAAAAAAAATATGCTCCAAAGGGTTTATGAAGGAATAGTCCGTTATTTCAACCGCCAGTATGATGCTCTTAAAAACCTGAAAGATAAGATTTCCGCTCCCAATATGGCTGAACACCTGATGCAACTTACCGAAGGAACAGTGAAGGGAGGAAAGACTGAAGGGGAGGCATTTCCAAAGCTGAAAGGTGCAGATGAAGAAGACGCTATTGCAAATATGGTGAAGCGGGCACCTGATTCCATGACGGATCAGGAACTAAAAGAGTCAATAATGAAACATTCGTCTCTGGATGAGGCAAAAGTGGATGAGTTGATTAAGGCAAGAGGTCTTACGCCAGAGGTCAAATTGAGCCATGCAATTCAGGATATTGCAAAGAATAAAAAGACACTCGATGCAAAAATAGATGCTGCAAACAAATTGACAGCACAAGAAAAATCTGACATAGCAGGTTCAAAAGTAAGTTCTGCTATTTCACCAATTAAGAAAGTATTTGATAAACTAAAATCGACAGCGATAGCAGTAAAAGACGCTTATGTAAACAAACCTGAATGGAAAAGCATGGATAAGGCTATTGGTGAATACAGTTACTCAAAGCAAAAAAATGATAAGGAAGTAATGGATATGGTAAATCATTTGACTAAAATGATTCCAGACAAAGGCAAAAGAGAAGCAATTTCTAACTGGATAGAAGCTGGTGGTGATATGAATATGTTAAAAGAAAGGGCTGAAAAATCGGATGCTAAACACAAGGGTGGTTACATATTGGCACAGCATTTAACACCATCTGAAATAGAGGTAGCTAAATCTGTAAACGATTATTTTGATTCCATGTTCAAGACAGGAAATGATGCTGGTATTCTAAAAAGTCAATTAGAGGATTATATGACTCATATAGGAGTTAAAAAAGACAACCCTGTAGCTAATCAATTATTGACTGATATTATGTCTGGTAAAATAAATACATCTTTTAAATATGCAAAAGAGAGGACATATCAGACGTTTTTCGATTTGGAGCAAGCTGGGTATAGCGCCAGAACAAAAGATTTTGCCAATATCCTTGGGGTATATTCTCAATCGTTTAATAAAGCTCTTTATTCAAGAGCATTTATAAAAAATGCAACCGATGGTAAGGCTTCTGATGGTCGTCCATTACTGGTTCAGGCAGGAATGGGTAAACAAATAGCCAATAAAGACTACCCACTTGTGGGCGAACCGACAGAAGCTATGATGGTGAACCCATTTACTGCACCAGAAAAATATTCTGATTATAGACCGATAAATCATTTTGCATTGAGAGATTGGTATTGGGCAACGAAAGATGATGCAGGTAACCCTGTTTTTGCAAAAGGAGACTTACTTGTTCATCCAGAGGAGTATAAAAGGCTTGGTAATATTCTTGGGCATTCAGCACTTAAGGATTATGCTGTAGGCAGGGCCGCAATGTGGGGCTCTAATATCGTTAAGCGTACAATATTTTCAGTATCTCCATTTTTCCATTACGTACAGGAAGGAACACATGCTATAGGTCACACAATAAACCCAATATCGGGACTGAAAGATGTAAATTTTAATGATGAAACGCAAGCTAACTTACTTAAACATGGGCTGAAGTTGTATGATTATGATTCGCAATCATCTTTTACCGAAGGGCTATCTGCAAACAATTTATTAAAAAATCTTCCTATTTATAATAAAACGATTCTTCCAATCCAAGAACATTTGTTTAATAGCTACATTCCAAGACTTAAGATGCAGACAGCATTACATGCTTTGGATAGAAATATGAAAAGAAATCAAAATGCTTTGGTAAATGATAAAATATCCGAAGATGCTATTTATAGGCAGACAGGAGAGCAAATTAATGCTGCTTATGGTCACCTTAATTATGATATGATTGGAAGAAATAAAACGGCACAAGATGTATTCAGTATGCTTGCTCTTGCACCTGATTTTCTTGAAGCAAGAGCAAGATTTGTAGGTCAGGCATTTACAAAGCATGGAACAGAGCAGGCAAGGGCGTTGATGGTTCTCGCTGCTACAATGTATGTTACAGCCAGGATACTTAATAAATCTATCGACGGTGATTATCATTTTGAAGAACCATTTGCCGTTATTCATGGAGGACAGAAATACCGACTTAGGAGTGTTCCTGAAGATATTTGGGAAATGATACATGACCCCGGAAGATTTATGTATAACAGAATTTCACCTTACTCACAGATTTTATTTGAAGGTGCAACAAAATTCGATCCTGTTCGTGGCAGACAGATTGATTACAGCGAATGGCTTAAAGATGCAGCTACAACGCCTTTGCCGACCGCAGGTAAAGAATTTCTTCCAGATTCATGGAATAAATTCCCTTCAAAAGAGGGGCATGAAAAATTATGGAACACTTTTATAAATACTATTGGAGTCAGAGAAAGCAAAGCCTACACCCCTACCGAACATGATATTATAGATAAATTTTATAAAAGATTTCCAAAGGGAGAACCAACTGAAAGCGCAGTTACAGAGAGTAAAATTTATAAAGCAAATGAGGCTGGGAATGATGATAAGGTTGATGAATTGATGCAGAAGTTATCTCCAGAACAGCAAAAGTCAGTTAAGAAAAATCTTGAATCAGGTAAATCTGTTTATGAATCCATGTTTCAAAGGCTTCCAAAAGAAGATAAAATAAAATTATTTCAAAATATGACTGACGAAGAAAAGGAAAAGTATGATCCTAAAGGTAAAATTCAGAAACTAATTGATGAAGGTGATGATAATTCAGAGAAGGGTACACCATGAGCTACCCAAAAAAAATGTTCAACGCCTGTGTCTTCAACCCGCTGACGGAGAACCCGATGCTACAGGAGTATCCAAGGCTGTCTGAAATAGTGGCTCCGGAATGGGCTGACGATCCTTATCTGGATAATCTTTTGCGTTTTGTTGTTATGGTATACGACCCTAAATCACCGCTTGTAATAAACGAGCGTGACCTTAATTACCGCAAAGGAATAGCCGCTGAACTGGCAATGTTTAATATGGAAGAAGAAGAGGTGTTGCAGTCGATTTATAACCAAAACCATCCATTTATTGCAGATTTAATAACTAAATATTTAATGAGATTTGCTAAAAGTAAAGAATTTGCAGCTATTTGCGCAATAGATTTTAAATATTGGGAATCAATAAAAAGATTAATGATCCCAATTTCTGAAGGAAAAGACAAAGATGTGTTAAGTGCAGTTCAAATTAAAGCAGCTATTTCAGAAGAACTTGATAAAGATATTCAACGGTTGGATTCTTATACAAACAAATTTTTTGGAGAGGATACTGAATTAGTAAAGAAAAAAGGTAAGTTAACACCGGAATTAATGAGTAATATTAAATAATTATGATAACCAAGGTATGCAAGATATGTAAAGTTGAAAAAGATATATCTGAATTTCATAAACAATCTAACCGACCATGGTATGAACCATATTGCAGACCTTGCGATAAGGAACGTAGAAGAGAATATAGGCTTAAAAATAAGGTAAAAATAGCAGCTGTACTAAAAAAGTGGCATGAGGATAACCGAGATATACAAAATGCTAAAAATAAAGCCAATTATCATAAAAATAAAGAAGCAATTTGTGCAAAAAATAGAGAAGATAAGAAAGATAAATGGCCTGAAATATATAAAAGTAGAGCAGGATACCGAGAACGTACAAAAGAATACGCATCTGCATGGCAAAAGGAATATAGAAAAAAGAATAAGCAAAAACTCTCTGAATTAAATAAAAAATACAGAATTGAAAATGCAGAAATTTTAAAAATTAAAAGTAGAAGTTGGCTTGATAAAAATAAAGTTTTGGTTAGAGAAAGTAAAAAGAAGTATAAAAAAATGAAGATTGCTACAGATCCTGGTTATAAAATTAAATGTTTATTGCGAGGGCGTATATATAAAGCAATCAGAGGCTTAGATAAAAGGGAATCTACTTTAACTTTATTAGGGTGTTCTGTTGATTATTTCAAATCTTATTTCGAGTCTTTATTTACAGAAGGCATGAATTGGGATAAATTTATGAACGGAGAAATTCATATGGATCACATTAGACCGTGTGCTTCATTTGATTTAACGATAGAGGAAGAGCAAAGGAAATGTTTTAATTATACTAATATTCAACCTTTGTGGGCTATGGATAATTTCATAAAAAGTAAAAAAATAGTTTAATGTTTTATCCGATTAAAGATGGCTCTGTTGAGCATGTGAACGAGTACAAATGTCAATTACCCACTGTTGGGTACGGGAAAAACCGGCTTACAGGTGAACTTGAATATGTTGGCGTTATCAAGCGGTCTAATAAAAAAGAAGAACAATACTGGGAACGAATTGCACTTCCGAAAGATTGGGATAAAAAAGAGAAACTGGAAATGGAAATGCAGAAAGGTGATGCCAATTATTACGATCCAGAACTTGAAAAAATTCGTGAAAAGCATTGGAGATATAGGTTGTGCGGGTTATGGGTTATGATTAACGGAGTTGCTACTTATATTCCATGCTCATTTTACTTTTACCTTAACTGGTGTCCGCTGGATATTGGCTATCCTGATTACTGGGAGAGTGACAGAAGGTTTTTTTATGTATGGGAATATTGCGTTGAAGATCCATATTGCGGCGGAATGATTGATATCGAAGGTCGTCGTTCAGGTAAGACGTTTAAAGCCGGGTCAATACTGCTTGATAGAGCTTCACTGTTTAAAAATCATCATGCAGGTATTCAGTCGAAAACGACCGTAGATTGTAAAGGTATATTTCAAAAGACAATAATTTCTTTCTTTAAAAAACTACCTTCTTTTTTCCGCCCTGTTTTCGATGAATCTCAAGGAGTGACCCCAAAATCTGAATTAAGATTTTTCAAAACAAATATTAAAGGAAGAAAAGCATTAAATATTTTAGGAGGTGTTGAGCTTGAATCTTGGATTGATTTCGGATCACATGAACCTTTATATTATGATGGTACAAAACTTAATACCTATTTCATGGATGAGTATGGTAAAACAGAAGAATCTTCTGTCTGGGATAGATGGGAGTGTGTAAAATTTTGTTTAATGGATAAAGGGAAGTGGATTGGTAAAGCAATCCTTACCAGTACGATTGAGGAACAGGATAACCGGATGGATGACCCGAAAAAACTTTGGGAATATTCCGATCCTGAAGATAAAAATGCTAATGGAAGAACAAAATCAGGATTATATAGATATTTTGTCCCATCGTATGAAAGGCCAATGATGAATGGAGATGAAAAGCTATACGATAATTTTGGCAAGCCTGATAAAGAAAAAACAATTCAATATATTTTGAATGAAAGAGAGGGCGTTCGGGACGATCCGCGTTCTTTATCAGCGTTAATCCGTAAGATGCCTATGAGCATTGTTGAAGCCTTCAGAATAAATGCTGCCACCTGTTTATATGACGATATCAAACTAAATGACCAACTTGACCGAATTTCATGGAAAGATAATCTAACTGAAAAAGGATCATTTGCTTGGAAAGATGGTGAGCCATTTACTGAAATAGTATGGGAAAAATCAAAAACAGGTAGATTTGAGATGTGTAGTGCCTTTGTAATGAAGGATGCAAACAAAGTGCTTAAGCAAAATGAACGGTATACTCCTAATAATAATTTAGCATTTGCAGCCGGCGTTGACCCTTTCAAGTATGATAAAGTGGCTGATAATCGTAGATCAGATTGCGCAGCTTTCATTTATAAAAAAAGAGACAGCGGAGATCCGAATAATATTTTTAATGATGCTTTTGTATGTAAGTACACATACCGTGCACCTACAACGGCTATTCAATATGATGATATTATCAAAATGCTTTGGTTCTTCGGATGTCAGGCACTTTTTGAGCGCAACGTGGATTCATTTAAAGAATATTTTAAAGCTAAAAATTGCCAGAATTTTTTAATGTGGCTCCCCGGAGAGACAGAGCCGGGTCTGTACTCTGATGGTCATGGGAACATGATTCAATCATTAAGTGATTACACAGAAGCATATATCAATGAGTTTATTGAAAAAGTTTTTTTTAAAGACCTGATTAAAGATTGGCTCGAATTTGATGTTGGTAAGACTACCAAATTTGACCGGGCTATTGGGGCTGGTATGGCCCTTATTGCAACCAAAAGGCATCAACCGAAACAATATCAGAAAAAATCCAATGAAGTCACCGATTACTTTAAAGTATACCGTTTAATAGGAGGGAATGCCGTATGACATCAACGCAAAATAACTATGACGAACAGGGGCCGTGGTTTTTCCCACGGCATGATATCGATCCAAAAGACAAGGACGAAGCATGGGCCCGGTCCTATGCCTGGGCGGCATGGCATGATTTTACGGCGGCGGTTCCAAAGTCGGTATTCTATAATTCGTATGACAAATATGAGCAGTACAGGCTGTATGCTTTAAGTAAGCAGCCGATCAATGTTTACAGGGAACTGATGGGAATTGACGAGGAGCAGAAAGATACGTTTATGCCGATAGACTGGACGGCGCCAGCTTTTGTAAGTAAATATAGGAGTATTGCTATTTCAAGGTTGGTACAGCAGGAATATGGAATTGTCTGCACACCCATTGATCCCACTGCCAAAGGAGAACTGGCTAAACTGTATGCAAAACTGAAAGCTAAAATTGCTGTGCGCCAGATGATGCAGCAGCAGAATCCTGAACTGGCGCAGCATCCGGCAGTGCAACCCGCTGGTAATGAGCCATGGGATGAAGAGGAACTGCAAATGCGAATAGATTTTGGGGAACAGTTTAACCGGGCAAAGGATGCGGAAGAAGCTATTGCATTGGCATTTTACGAGAATGGTGTCAAAGAGGTTAGAAAAAAATGGTTTGAAGATTTCTTCGACTGCGGAGTAGCTGGGTATTATGAAGGACTGGACGATCACAGTAGGCCATACTTCCGGTTTATAGACCCAGAATGTATTGTCACCAATTACTGCAAGTTCAAAGACTTCCGTGACTTGCAACATGCGGGAGAAGTGATTGACGTTTCGATAACTGACCTTGCCACCAAAACAAAGTCAGACGGGACGCCTATCTTCACAGACGAACAATTACTCGACCTTGGGACAAATGTAGCCGGCAAATGGAATAATCCTTCATTTGTCAGTCGGAGCACATCTTACTATAAAGGCTATGACCATTTTAAATGCAAGGTGCTGCAACTTGAATTTTTCTCATACAATGATATCGTATGGAAGGATTCTACCAACTGGAATGGGAATATCACTTTTAAAGAGTCAAAGTATAGCAATCTAAACAGAGATGTGCCAAATACTGAAAAAAATACAAAATATACCAGTAAAAAAATAAAGGTCGTATACAAAATAAACTGGGTAGTGGGAACTAATTATTCCTATGGATTCGAGCTTAAAAAGAATCAAAAAAGGTCAGTCAACCCAAAGAAAATGGGGGAAACGGAGTTGTCATACCGCTTTTATGCCCCTAATTTCTACCAGATGAGAGCCCAGGGACAGATGGAGAAACTGATTCCATTTATCGACCAGTGCTGCCTTACCTGGTACAGGATACAGAATTTCAAAGCCAGAATGGTCCCTTCAGGATGGTGGATAGACCTCGCTGCATTGGAGCAGGTGGCTCTAAGCAAAGGAGGAGAGAACATGACATCCAAACAGCTTATTAATATGTTCTTCCAGTCCGGGATTTTGGCTGGCCGTTCGGATCTCATGGGAGACATTAATAATCCGAATTACAAACCTATTATCCCAATAGAAAACAGTGTTGCACAGGAACTTGCCGGACTATATCAAGATTTGGAGATGAATATCAATAAGATTGAAGGGATATGCGGTTTTAATGCTGTGACCATGGGGGGTGACACCAGAAGGACGCCTGTGCCAGGGGTTGAAAGCGCCAATGTATCGACCGACAACGCGCTATTCGAGATGGCAAATGGAGAGAGGTTTTTGCTTGAAAAACTTGCCGAAGATATGGTAAAACGCATACAGCAGTCTGTTAAACTGACTGGGTATGAAGGATACGCGCCTGCCTTGAATAAGAGCACATTGCAATTTATATCCGTTTCAAAAGACCTTCCACTTCGGGATTATGGAATAATGACTGAAGAGCGTCCGACTGATAATGAAAGACAATTCCTGATTCAAAATTCCCAGCAGGACCGGGCAGCGGGGTTCCTTGATACATCGGATATGATGATACTGCTTAATACGTATAATTTCAAGCAGGCCCAGGAAATGATAGCCCTAAAGGTTAAGAAAAATAAGCAGGCCCAGGCAGCGGAAAAACAGGCAATTACCGCCCAGACCATTCAAGGGCAACAGCAATCGGCGCAGGTATCCGGTCAGATTCAAATGCAGCTTGAGCAAATGAAAGAACAATCCGCCATGGAACTGGCGAATGTTACTGGTAGGTTTAACACCATCATAGCCGAGATAAAAGCGAAACAACTCGCCCAAGCAGCGGAATGGAAAACACAGATGGAGCTTATTCAGCATATTATTCCACCGGCACAACAGTCTGAACAGGCGGCAGCACAATGATAACACATCCAGCCATATCAAGAAGCAAAAAACCAACTTATCCGGCGGACCATAAACCAGCAATGGAGGTCCCGAGGGGAGGTTCCTGCTGCGCGAACTGCCGCTTCTGGGACGGGGAAGATTGCGAGAACGGACACTATAGAAAATGGAATAATGGAAGTGGCGATATACCAACCGATCCAGATAAATTTTGTTCTGACTGGTACGAACCTAAAAAATAAATTTTTAAAAAAAGCCCAGTGTCCCTGGGCTATGGCCCGAATTAACGGGTAAAAGTCCAGGTTCCCGCTGGAGCGTCGGTAAAGTGAATATAAAGAATTTTATTTTTTATTCAAAATATTATTTAACTTTACTTCTGTGCCATGTTATTACAAAAGAGTTGATGCCGAACAATTTGTACTCACAAGTGCGAATAAACAAGGTATCCTCCGTGGAGAAAATATACAATTTCAATCGACCCCGGTAAAGCATGACAGCGGAAGATTTTTTGTAATGATACACCATAAAGAGGCGTTTGTGAAAGTGGAAGAAGGACAATGGCTTGTAAAACATGATAACGGTATTTGGGAGACAGTTTATCCCGACAGGTTTAAAGATAAATTCGTTTCCGAAGACGTTGTAAACCAAAACATCGAAGATGCCTGAAGACGTAGCAACATTAGAAGCCCCAGCCAAAGAGACAGCAGAGCAAGAACAGCCGAATATAGCGGCTATTATTGCAAAACAAGGGGTTCAGACAACAAAGGATAATACGGTAGATATACCGGATATTAAGATAAAAAAAGAGGAACCGGCAACGGCCCAAAAGCAAGAGGAACCTAAGACTGAGGCAGTCCCAAAAGAAACTCCTGCTCCCGAGCAAAAACCGATCTCTCAAGCACAGCCAGAGCAGCCGAAGCAGGCCGTACAACCTGAAGAAGCCAACTGGCAAGAAGTTCTCAAAAAACAACCGGAAATCGAAATTCTGAAGGCAATAGGGCTGGATGAGAAGATGGCCGGGTTGATTCAAAAGTGGAAATCAGGAGGGGATGTAACAGCTTATTTAAAAGAAGCCGCTACAGATTATTCAAAGATGACAGGTGAACAGTTGATGAGGCATCAGCTTAAATCTGATTATCCGGAGTTATCTGACGAAGACTTCGAGGAGCTTTACGAATCCAAGGTGACCGACACCTACAAACTCGACCCCAACATGTATTCTGAAAAAGATGTTAAAAGGGGTAAGATTTTGCTGAATGCGGATACCAAAAAGATTCGTGATGCACTTGTAGAAAAACAGAAGCAGTACATTCTTGATTCGAAGCCTCCTGAAGTAAAACCTGACCCTGCCATTGCGCAGGCAGAAGCCGCCTTGAAGCAATCCATTGAGAATTATCAAAAAGAGATTAAGGGGAGCAGTATATATAATGGTATCACAAAGGATAAAAAGCTGTCCATTGAAATCGAAGGTCAGAAGTTTAACTGGGAGATACCAGATATTAATAAGTATGAAGGGGTTATGTTTGACACCAAGAAATGGGGTGAAGCTATGCTGACAGAAAAGGGGGAATGGGACCATGAGCAGCAGGCAGTCCTTGGTGCAGTAGCCACAGATTGGAAAGGATTCCTTAATTCACTTGCGAAATTCTACATCGATATTGGCAAAAAACAGACCGCAGATTTAATTGAAAATGCCAAGCTGCCAGGAGACACAACAGCGAAACCTGAAGCAAAATCTACACCAGTAGCAGCCCTCGCCAAATCAGGAAACATCGTTTCCGGTTAGTAAACATATATTACTAACCCGTTAAATTCTTACAAAATGGCGATCACGCAAGGGACGCTGAACAAACAGTTCGTGTCCGCAATCAGCTTCCTCGACCAGAGGGAAATAAATCCCAATTTAATTGACCAGTCCAGAGATGCCACTTTCGTAAATATTATGAAACTGGTAGGGCGCACAAAGCCCACCTCCGTTCCGATATACAACTACTTTGTTAACAACGATGTATTTGCAACCGGCGTGGTAAACTCTGTATCCTCTGGCTATGGTACTTCTATCATAGTATTGGTCCTTACCGCAGCTTCAGGTGGCTATTCCAGACAGGGAGACTGCGTTCGGTTTTCAAATGCCAACGATATTGGCCGCATGGGCCTTATCACGAATGTATCCAGCGCATCAAGCGTTGATACCATTACAGTACAGGCTGTTGACGGAAGCCCACTGTATGCTGTTGGAAACGATACGATTGGCTTCATAAGCAATGCGAATGAAGAACAGTCCGATAAAAAGGCCAACCGCAAAATCGGGGTTACCCGGTTTATTAACCAAGTTCAAATTTTCAAAGAAATAGATGAAATTTCTGACGTACAGAAAGTGTCAAAAGTTGAGGTGACCGTTGAAGGCCAGCCTTATTACACCCCTGTAAGTCACATATACAAGGTGAATACCTTAAACGGAATGATAAGTTCCGCATGTATCCAGGGTGTTCAGTCCGTAACCTTGTTCAGTGATACAAACCCTGTTTTAACGCTTAACAACCGCCCAGTCCAGACTACCATGGGCATGGATCAGTATATCAGCACTTTTGGTGCCACTGACCAGGTTGCAACGCTCGGCACCGTCCTTTTGGGGGATGTGGCCAAGATGATTGACAACTTCATCGCAAACAAGGCCCCGCTTCAGCAAATGGGATTCTCCGGCACGAAAGCGAAGCGTCCATGGTCAAACCTGATGAAAAATTTAGGGTCTTCTGGTATTACCTCCGTTCGGTTGGTTATCGATGGAAGGGATGCGGACCTTGAAATAATGAAATGGGAATATTCCAATGCCGAAATGGAATTTGTTCACCTGCCTATTTTCGATCACCCACAACTGTTCTCACCAACTGTTGTTCCTGATATCGTTGGCAGCATTTACTGGATACCAAAAGACAAGGTAAATGTCGTCGGCGGAGGCATGGAAGGACGGCTGCAACTGCGGTATCTTCCAAAGGCCATGGCTGGTGGAACAAGCAACGGTCTTATCACAGAATGGTATACCGGCGCACTGGCTCCTACGCCTACATCTTCCGAACAGGTATTCCGCACAGAGTGGATTGCCAATGTCGGTCTTGAAATGTACGGTGTCAAGCACATGCAGAAATACCGTTCAGCATAAAAAAATAAAGGCGGCGTAACTGCCGCCTCTTTTTCGTAAACCAAAAAATTATAGCCATGTTAGAAGCAATCGGGAGATATAACCATATCTCCGAAAAAACACGCGAAGAATTACAGGCCCGACTACAGAAGGCCGGTAAATTAGTCGAATACAGATTCGACATTTCCCATTTTCTTCCAGATATAGCCCATGATGGTGAAAATGAAGTGATTGTCAGGTCAGATAAAAAGGTATACCCAAGGCTGTATACCCTCCGGCCTGTGACATTCAATATCATTGATAAGCATTCCAAACAGTCGGTACTTATCGGGTTGCCCAATGGATCCGATGAATCGGATGCGAATTTCAGCGTAGCCAGGGTATCTGTACCTGAATACATGAGGGGACTTTTGAGTCTTGACCTTACAAATACCGATAACTGGGATATGTTTGCTCTGCTTGAATTGCACCCGGAACATGAGAACGGTATGTACCAGAACAAGAATATGAAAGCCACTTTCCGCAGGGTCGATAAACTACAAGATGCTCAACAGTCATATAGCAAAAGGGAGCAAAGGGCTGACGCTGTTGCCGTTGCCAGAAATAAAAACCAGCAGGAAGTTCGTGATTTTGCAGCCGCAATGGGATGGGATGAAACCGAAGATTATACCCTATTGAAAGATCAGGTATTGCAGATGGCAGAGGAAGATACGGCTGCTTTTGCAAAAGTGGAACAGTCAAACATATCTTACGCAGCCGCTATCAAAAGAGCGATGAACAGGCAGGTCATTGAATTTGTGCCACTGGAGAATAAATTCGTGTGGGGCTCTAATAAGCAGACGATAGCCGCCCTTGAGCGTTCGGATGGAACCATGAAAGGCATTATCGACAGGTTTAAAGACTGGCTTGAAACATCCAAAAATGGTGAGGAAATTTATAACCGGATGCTAAGTTTGATGAAGCCGGAGAAAGCTACAGCAGCAAAGGCGGAAGTGAAATAGAAGTCTGCATTAAGAGCAGCCACATTGAGTAACAACATTAAGATATCCATATAAATTAGCAGTTTTCCATTGATTTTGGTTTACGGCGGCCCTGCATTTTTCAATGTGGCTGCATTTGTTAACAAAAAAAAATAAGTTTTATGGAAGAGCAACAAGCAGCCTGGGATCCGTTCGGCAAACCTGACCAGACCCAGCCAAATGAGGAAATAAAAATATCTGGGCATGTTATCCCTGCTCCCATGGAAGGGTCGGCGTTGCCGAAAATTCCAGATGACACTCCGCAAAATGTTGCCCAAAGCGAAGATCAGCCGCCGCCTGTATTAAAAGAAGCTACCATATCCGGCAGACCAATTTCCACAACGCCGGCCAAAGTAGCAACTGGCCCAGGAGCCAGGATATTAACCTTTCTCAAGGCTTCGGAGAAGTCCGGATTATGGGAGAATATTACCCCCATCCTTAAAGTAATGCTGTCTGAACACATGACTATAGCCGACATCAAAACAGTCGTCCGTGATCTTTGGCAAAGCGGCCAGATTTCACTTCCTTCAGCAAATTTTGAACTTTTCGGGACAATCAAATCCGGAGGTGCCCATGCAACTGAATATTACGGCATCGATGACATTAATATTTACGCTAAAATAATTTAGTTATGGCAGCAATAATTCTTGCATTCCTTTTTGGGAAAGATTGGACAGATATATCCAGTTTCTTAAAAAATAACTTCGCTCCCAACACGCAAAATCATCCTATCCTTCATAACAATGATGTGGTAAATATGCAACAGGTATTGGATCAACTTGTAAAAAGTGGGCAGATATTGGTACAGAATAATCAGCATTTGCAACTTGGGACGATTGATTCAAGAGCTAATTTCGGATCTGATTTAAAAACAAAATACTATGATTTTTCAAACCATAGTATAGTTGTCAAAAGAATCAAATGAGTGACCTGTCTGGTGTCATATCGTTCTCGATTGTGATGGACAAATCACAATCTCCCAGTAAATTAAAATTTATCGACAACTCGTCATACCCAATTGGAGTTTCTACTACTGTTACAGGAATAATTTCAATCACGCAGCCGGACGGTGTTACCATCAACGGAAATTTTGCGACCCCTGATGTATTTTGGTCTGGTAGTAGTCTCACGCAACCTTTAAAAGAACTAAGACTCGATACAGCAGGAAACTTCCAAAATGGCGCCTACACAATCGTCTATACTGTAAGAGCGCCAGGGTATTCCGATACTGTGCTTACGAAATCATTTTCACTTCAGTATACACCTCCCATCCCGATTGTAACACAAGGATTCGATTTATTCACCCCCCGTTTAGTCGTCACAGATAGCACCAGTTACGGACAATCAGGATTCAATTTCCTGTCTACAACATGGCAATGGGCGTCTACAATATATTCAGTAAATGGAACTCCTCAAACTATTGCCGGAAGTTTACAGACTTTCGATTTGAATTATCAGGGAAGTTATTATGACGCTAAATATACTGTCAACCTAACGGTTATCCCAAGCTGGCAGATGGCAGGATTGAACTCATGGGTGACATTAATTGATTCACTGGCTATTCCACAACAAATTTATTACGCTGAAATTCCACCTTCTTATACTGTATTGCTTCAGGGACTCGATGCAATGAAAACGGCTCTTGACGCTGCCAGTTGTAATAACAATGAAGTGTTGACAGAAAATTATTTGCTGGCAGAAGCGATTTTTTCTCATTATGCGGCCCGTGGGTGCGCCGGAGATTTGGCAGGTCTTAGCTATTATGTTTACCAACTTCAGAAATTATTTAATGGAGGTACAATTCCTCCTTATGTAAATACCAATGCTGTTATTCCGGCTTATGTATGGAGTAATTGCAGCGGCGGAAGTTCATCTTGGTCAGGGATTACAGGCAAACCTTCAACGGCTGTTATTGAATGGGTGGTAGGAACGGGTGGGTTCCCCGGAAATGGAGCCACAACTCTTACAGATGCAAGGCTGGCTAATGCAAATGTAAGAGTGTTCAGGAGTGGGCTTAAACAGCTTGGTTCAAATCCTGGAGACGGGACATCTTACTATACTAAAGTTTTCGGAAGTTATGTAGTGTTTTTCTTCCCCGCGCTGTCAACGGGAGAGGTTTTAAGCGTGGAAAATATCCCCTTGTAAATGAAAAAATTAATCATCATATTACTTCTCTTTGGTTCTGCATACGGTCAGAACATTTCTGTCATTCAAGGGTTGGGCGGTCCAACGACTGAAATTTGGGTAAAAGGGGTTCTCAAGATAGATACAGCGATGGTATGGCCATCTAAAGACACCTTGTTTACACCTTCTCAGATATTCACAGTTGTCGTGCGTCCACAGGATAAGACGCCTTATATGTGGATCGGCGTCAGATGGGTAGCTTTTGCGCTAACAGGTGGCACTTATGTGAACTCATTCAACGGAAGGGTCGGCGTTGTGATTCCTTCAAATGGAGACTATACGGCCGCAATGGTAACAAATGCAGTTGACCAGACACAGGTTTATAACGATCCAACCTGGCTAAACTCACTTTCATATAGCAAACTTATAGCGGTTCCGGCAACACAGACTTTTCTATCCGGATATGGAGTTAATGTGACTGGCGGTCCTGCATTCAGCTTCAAATTTGATTCGGCGACCGTACACCCTGTAACTAATATTATTAAGGTCAATGACTCCACCATTGGGTTTACAATAAATAATAGACCTACCCAAACGATTCTGATACGGGGAAATGGTGGTGGGACCGGAGGAATAGGAACAGTCACTAATTTTATTTTTACACAGGCAAATGGCATTTCAGGGTCAGTAACGACCAGCACCAGCACTCCCAATTTGACACTCGGAACATCCGTGAATGGGCTTGTATCAGGCAATGGTGTGGCTTTTTTGCCGACAGTCATTGGCGCTGGCCTTAGTTATGTTGGAACGACCCTTACCAATACAATCATAAATAATAATCAACTTGCCAATGGATCAAACTTCATAAGCAATATTTCTGGACTTGTTCAGCCTGGCACCGGACCAATTACACTGACGGGAGCCGGCACACAAGGCAATCCTTATGTTATAAGCGTGGGTGCTTCAGTCGGAGGCGGTGGCAGTTCAGACTCATTGAAACATTTATTTGTTGACACATCTGCTGCGCCAAGGAATGGATTTGTACTGACATTCGACAGTGTAAACCATAAATGGTATCTTTCTTCAAAGGGGGGCGGTGCCGGTGGGTCAGTGACACAGTTTGCTTTTACCAATGGAGCTGGGTTTACCGGATCAGTCTCAAATCCTACCACTACCCCAACTCTTTCGCTTACCATGCAAAATGCAGTTGCCGATGGTGCCACAAAGGGGATAGCTGCGTTTACGACAAATGATTTCCTTTCAGCAAGCGGCGTCATTTCACTAAACTATGCAGCGGGGCAGAAAGCCACTGGGTCGGTCCCTGGATTCCTGTCGGCGACAGACTGGACGACATTTAATAATAAATTTTCAGGGACACTCGCAAACGGAAGTATATTTATTGGAAATATATCAAATTTGGCTACCGCCCAAGTCATGAGCGGCGATGCTACCTTGTCAAATACCGGGGTTATTACCATATCTAACAGTGCTGTGACTTATGCCAAAATGCAGAATGAGACTTCTGCAACAATGCTGGGAAGATATGCCGGGACCAATGGCGTCGTGCAGGAAATAACTATTGGAAATGGTATTGCGCTTAATTCAGGAACCGGGGTGCTGTCAGTCAGAATAAATGCGCCGCTTATATTTTCGTCTGGCATTATTACAGCCGATACTACCATGACAAATACCTCGCTGGTGACCTATTATCAGCTTACTCATGGTGTGAGGGACTCTATTTTCGTATTAAATGCGGGATCGGCTATCACAAGAATAGGATGGGCTTCTGGAAGCGATACTATTTATCTTGGCGGTCTGAAGAACTCGTCAAATATAAATTGGAGTAAAGGAACCGATTCCACTGAAACCGCACAGTTGACAACTACCGGAGTGACAGCAGGTTCTTATGTAAACGTATCGGCAACCGTGGATGCGTTCGGAAGAATAACTGCCATGAGCAATGGATCCGGAGGGACTGTTGTGTCGTCTGTTTCCAGCACTCTTAGTTCGATAACATTCTCACCAACCACTGGAGCAGTATTGGGGGATATCAATCTTGGCCATGCCAATTCATGGACGGCAGCACAGAGTTTTGCCGTATTAAACGCATCCAATACAGTCACTTTTACAGGAACGACTTTCAATGCAGGAGGGACGAAGTTCGATGTGATGATTCAGGATACAACGACAGGTATCTTGTATAGGGAACCTTACTGGCAGACGGATACAACTGGATATGCAGCAGGAAATTTATTTGTAAAATTCAATGGTACAAAATTTATTTTAAGTGCTGGTAGTGGAGGTGGAACTCAAAACTTTGAATCCGTTTTAAGTCAGGCTCCAACGAGACTTCTCCAAGACCATTCCAATACATGGAATAACCACATCTGGACTAATGATAGTCTGGGGTCATGGAAATACCCTCATCCGGTAGCATCTTTGAGTAGCCCTGTTTTTTATATTGCACCCGATTCAAATACAAACCCAAATAATATAGTTATTTTAAGGGTAGACCAGATTCATAAAAAAAATAACTATGCTCCATTTATGATGGAAATGCTCCCTACGGGAAACGGGGACGGAACGGACGATTACGTTTACGCTTACGGGTTTAATATAGATCAGATTTATGATGCGAATGCACTTTCTTTTTCCCGAAGGATGGAATATCGTTATTTGAATACTCTAATGGAAGAACACCTTCAGCTTAGCTTACCGGGGCGTGAAATATGGAGGGAACAATCTGTTACGGTTAGTACATCAGACTCAATCAAGCGAAGTACAGGTCTTGAGGCTCATCAAATCAATGCTATTGAGTTCAGGAGTTTAGCCGGTCAGGGAGCAGGAGCTTATGTAGCTTTTAATGACAACCTTGCAGCTACAACTGCTAATGTTACAATAAGTGAGGCTACTGCGGCTAACTTCAATTTACAAACAGGTTCATCAGGTCAATATACCGGAAGTATAGTAATGCTTGCTGCGAGTAGTGGTTTGATGGCTTTTCAAACTGCAACAGGATATACTTTTGATAATCTCGTTCAGCATCTTAATGTAGGCGGCGCTAATGGAGCTTCTGAATTTGATTTAATGAGAAGCGATAATACCCCTTTGATGTTTAAACAATACGGAGCCACTTTTACAAACTATAACAACAGATTCAGACTGGCTTATAATGACGGTACTAATGACATAATGGTTATCCTTCCAAAAAATACCACTACTAATAATCACGATATTCAGCTAGGAGCCATATCAGGAGGAAACTATGCAGATCAGGGCGGGTCAATGCTTCAGGTATATGGCGGCCTTTACACACAGGCTGATTTTTATTCCGCAGCCGTTCAGGGAACTTCTTATCTCGTAGATAATACGACAATTTCCGATCCGGTAACAGCTAATAGCGGAACAAGGCCTAGAGTTTCAAATGTGGCTTTTCTTCAGTCCACACTAACAGCTACGCATACGGCAGTTGTATATACTGTTGGCAGTAGCTTGTTCGTTCAGGGTCCGCCGATAGCAAGTACAAACGTAACGATAACAAATCCTTACGCTATTGAAATAGGATCAGGATCGCTTTCAATAGATTTCGATGCTACGCATAACACAACTTTTTCTACAAATTCAACTGGCAATTTAGTAATCACTCCTTCTTCAACGGCTATTATGCCAAACGCAAATATCTCTTACGATTTAGGAACGTCTGCTGCTAACTGGAGAAATGTATATGTAGGCGCTGTCATAGGGGCAAATAATAACGGAGGCGATGCTAATACTTCTATTGGTGCTGCTTCTACGACACAGAAACTTCCAACTGTAACTGCTAACCGGACAGTTACGCTTCCGACGATGATACAAGGTCAATGGATTGATATTCTTGTAACCAATACATCAGGAACATTCCATTGGAGTTTCACTAATACGGTTATTGATATGAGTGGCAACACAATCACAAATCTGGTTAATGGTACAGCCTACAGAATTTATTGGGACGGAACAAATTATATAAAAGGAAATTAATAAGCCATGAGCAATATAGAAGGAGTGCAGTTAATCACAGCAGCAGGGTCGGTTACGATAAGTAACGGAGTGAAAATTGTTTATGTAAACCCTGCTTCACTACTCGCAACGCTTGTGCCTACTTTTCCGGCAAATGCTAATGACCTTGACGAATTGTGGTTTCATTACGGAGGAACAATACTGACAGGGGTAGCCGTTGTAACAGCGCAGACGCTTACTCCAAATTCCGGACAGTCAATCGTTGGAACATTGCTTACCGCACCACTCGGAGGAAGCTGTACTGCGTTCAGGTATAGGGGCGCAAATACAACATGGTATAAAATAGTATAGAGTCACAAATAAACAATAGAAAATCAATAGAAAAATGTATAAAGTTACCTTAACGATAGGCCAATGGTTAGATTTTTTGAAGAACTTTATGAAAACAAACAAATTATGTGGAAAAAACGTGAAATAATAGACATTAAAGGAATGGTATTTGGAAAATTAACTGTATTGGAATTTTCTAAAATGACAGTTCAAGGGGCTGCTGTATGGAAATGTCAATGTGAATGCGGTAAAATTGTAGATAAGGTTGGTGTACTTCTAAGAGCTGGGAAGATTAAAAGTTGCGGGTGTTCCAGAATGGAAAATATGTTAAAGGCAATTACTAAGCATGGTGAAGCAAGAAAAGGACTAATGACAAAGGAACGAATATCTTGGGGGTCAATGAGAGCGAGATGCTTTAATTCTAATAATATCGCTTACAGCAATTACGGAGGCAGAGGCATAACTGTTTGTCAAAGATGGGCTAATTCATTTGAAAATTTCTTAAAAGATATGGGTAGAGCACCTTCAAGTAAACATTCACTTGATAGATACCCAAATAATGATG